GGTATTTTACTAATAAATTCGTGTATTTTATTAGGTTTAATAAATTCTAAATGTAAATCAGAAAAATACCTAATATGGTTTTTTTGCATATTAAATAATATATAAAGTTATTATGTATCATTCAATAAATATCAATTTTTAGTATTTAAATACTTTTATATAAAATAGAATAAAATAAAAAATGGAAAAAGAAATTTATGCGATTGCTGTATTTAACGACGCTATAAAAGGAACTGTCAAATTTAGCGAAGATAGTAAAGAAAATAGAATTAAAATTGAATTAAATATTACGGGATTAAAACCAAAAAGCAAACACGGATTCCATGTCCATGAAGCCGGCGATTTAACCGACAAGTGCACAAGCATGTGCGCGCATTTCAACCCATTTGGCAAAAATCACGGATGTCCTGGATTAAAAGAACGGCATGTCGGAGATCTTGGAAACATTATAACAAACGGTAAAGGCGAGGCAAAATACACATTCTATGACAACGCGATAAAATTGAGAGGAACAAAATGCAACATTATTGGACGAGGGTTGATTATTCACGAAGACGAGGATGATTGCGGCGCGGGAGGCAATGCGGAAAGCTTGAAAACGGGAAATGCGGGAAAACGCATTGCTTGCGCCGTAATTGGTTATTCAAAAGAAAATTTTAAACATTAATTAAGAATTTCGTCAACTTTTTTATTATTTTAAAAATTGATAATAAAAACGATACACACTGTATTATATAAGAGGGATATAAGAGGGATACAGATACGACAAAAGAACCATGATTACGCATTCGCATTCGCATTCGCATTCGAATAAAATCGCGCGATTGGTCGGATTTGCCGCGGAAGAGAGTCGTAATTCTGTTCAACAATTCAAGCACGGCGCGGTATTGTGCAAAGGAGGGAAAAAAATATGTTGTAGTCACAACATGGACACGAGGACGTCGTATCGAAGGAATATATGCTGCAGCATTCACGCAGAAATGGGCGCAGTGACTAAATTTTTAAACAGTTATATCAAAATACACTCACACGCAAAGGATCCAGAAAAAATCAAACGAAAGCTGGGAAAGTTTTCCATTTGTGTCGTAAGAAGCATTGTTTCCGAAAACGACATTCATTGTGTGAGCAGTGCTCCCTGCACCGATTGTTTAAGTAAATTGAAAACGGTTGGTTTAAAAAATATAATATATTCAAATCAAGATGGGAGTATAACCAATATGAAACTTTCATCATTTCATCCGTCGAATTCGTTTGTGACCGCTTCCATGAGGAAACAATTATTTATCGACAACATGCGGATCAAACCGCTTATACGACTATGATGGCACGTTTACATATAAACATGTAAACAATATTCACTCATAATTCATACATACTCTTTGCAAATACCAAAACTCCTGCGATGCCAGTGACTAATTCCATATTTTTTTATTCCTTCCATGTGTTTTTGTGTTCCGTATCCTTTATTGTTTTCTAAATCATATTTTTCCTGTAATTCCGGATGTTCTTTGCACAATTCCATAATATATTCATCCCTTGAAACTTTTGCCAGTATAGATGCTGCTGCAATGGACGCATACGCATTGTCACCCCCTTCGATTGTCGAATAAGGCAAATGGCCCGCATTGTTTACATGCGGGTGCGGATGCAACATCGGTATAAAATCATTTCCATCAACGAGCAAATAGAACTCTTCCCCATTTTTATTTTTACCCCGATCTTTCATGTCGTCGCACACGTCGCGAATTGCTTCGTGCATTGTTTGAATGGTTGCTCTTCTTATATTCATTGCATCAATCGTGTCATGTTCTGCATATTTCACGCTCCACGAAATTGCGTGCATTTTAATATATTCGGCCACTTCTTTTATTTTTTTATGCGAGTGGAATTTTTTGCTGTCTTTCATTTTTGAAAAGTCAAACTCTCTGGTTGAAAACGGTAGCACTACGGCCGAAACATACACTCGTCCGAACATCGGACCTCTTCCAGCTTCATCGACGCCGATTTCTATAAACGCAGTATCACCATCTGCATCATGATCGTCGTCGTGCTGAAAGTAACATTTTTTTAATATTTCATGCGTTTTTCTATTTTTTTTTCCAGGATTAACCGTCGTCGCATCTTGTTCCATGGTTCTCAATGTTTGTATTTTCAGGTTGTATATTTGATTCATTTATATCTTCTATTCAATTTTTATTTTATTTCATTTTATTTCATTTTATTTTTATTTCAATTGATAAGAAAAAAATTTACGCATTTCTTATAAATTATCGTTATAAATTATGAATAATTTTTATTATAAATTATGTAAATATTGTTAAGTTAATAAATATAATTCAATTCAATTGATTCCCAATTCTTCCAACATGTCCATACTCTTAAAAATAAGTTTGTTATTCACACTCGGATACTCTTTCATTTTCACTTTTAATATTGACAAATATTTAATATTTGATACAATATCGTCCCATTTTTCATGAGTCGACAATGCATCTTTTCCATTCGTCACCAGAATAAATATATTTTCATTCAATTCTTCAAGCTCGTTGGTTTTATTTGCCTGTCGAATATAAGAGTTCATAATCTCTTGTAACTCTTTAATAATATCAACCACACTATCCATTTCTAGCATGTCTTCCTTCATCAAATTGATGATAAACATGCTCATTGCCTTTCTCTTGTCGTTCATTTTTGTAACCTCGCAAAACTTATTATAGTCGACACTTGGATCAACATATTCCACCTTTTTAAATAAACCCACAAATTCAGAGTAACTTTTTTCAAATACTTTTGTAAAAATGTCATGACACCGGACAAGCTGTTTAAACAATTTTGCATAAAGTGCCGAATAAAACATGTTGGAACTTGCAGTGTTGAATATGGAATGCGCGATTTTATAAATATTCTCTTCATCAATTGCTGCATTACTGGCGTCATCAGCGTCGGCGCTACCCCCTTCTCCTTTAATAATATTGTTCACTTCGGAAAGTATTTCCGACTCAATAACGCTATACGTTGCATCTGTTAGCTTGTTCAACAAGGAACGAATCGTATCAACCCGTTTTTCAATACCTTCTGTTTTTTTCATTTCCGTTTTTTGAAATGTTCGAATGAGTGTCCAATCGTCGTCGCTTATTTGTAATGGTTTATTTCTTGGACGCCTATTCGGCAAAGTGGATGAAGAAGAAGAAGAAGAATGTTCGTGTGACACACTGGAATTAGAATTAAAATTAGAATTAGATGGATCGGTTCCGGCAGTTCCAACTCCAATAATGTTTGGTTTTTCTCGTATCGGAAACACTGGCGTTTTTATATAAGTAGGAGCACCAACTTTATTTGATAAAGACGATATTAATTCAATAACATTGCTGTCTTTTAAATCGTATGAAAATCCACCCAATAGAATATCATTAAAATTTTGAAGTGTGTATTGTTTCAACGTTTTTGCCATATTTATCTTGTTTCGGCTGCTACTTATTATACTGACAGTTATTTATATCAGTTTATATATTAATATTAATTACTAAATACGTTTATAATAATATTAATTACTAATACATATATAATAATATTATTTTTATAATAATATTATATTTATAATAATGTTATTATAATATTGTTACTTTGCTCACATGAAGCTGTGGACACTTCTTATAATGTATGACATCGGGTTATAATTGTAAATGCTCTCAAGACCGATGTGGGACAATCCGTGAACGCCGGCTGCAATTGAAAATAAAAGAACCATGTAAATTTTCTTTTCGGGGGTCATTTTGTCAAGATAAGAATAGTTTGAAATAACAAAAAATACTGCTAAAACAACAAACATAATGTTTGCGAGATGTGAATAAAAAGACAAACTAAGAAAAACTTCTGGATTCATTTTCAATTATTGTAATAAATTAATTATAATAATATTATATAATATATTAATTTGTTTTTTATTAAAATATAAAAAAGATAAAAAAGATAAAAAAACTGAATGAGACATGTCTATTATAAATTTGTTTCAGACGAAACTATATTGAATAATGAACAAACAGAAATAGCTAAAAATAATTGGTCAAAGTATTATAAAATAACTGATAAAAATACTCATTATATAAGTTATCAAATGAAGAAACATTTTGCCGGACCATATGAAATCAAATATAATAAATATAAAAAACCAATTATTGAAAATGGATTTTTCAATATATCGCATGACAACAAGTTATGTGTTGGTGTTTTTGATTGCGACCATGACATTGGCGTTGACGTAATGCACCTTGAACGCAAGTTACATGACAATCATGTGAAAAAGATATTTAATGATTCCGAAGCAAAAGACATACGCCAGTTTTCTCGTAAAGAAGCTTATATAAAAATGATTGGGAAAGGAATACTTAATATCAACCTACTGGATGTTGTAATTAAAGACGGTAAAATATATTATAAAGGTAGCGTAGAACCATATAACATATTTGAAACAATACTTGATAACTATTTCATTTGCATTGTTGGTATATTTAATCCGATAGATTTTATATTCAAAGAATTTGATGACGCCGCGGCCATCTAATGCCGCTTATTATTGATTTCCATAGTTGCATGACGCATATGCCTTTTCGCGTGACATTTCGCGCGATGGAATGCCTCCACGCACCCACCCGTCTGCTGCAACGCCTTCAATCAAATTGGATGGATTGGAGACCGTGGATGCAATAGACGGAATCAGCGGGTAGTTTAAATAATTTGTATAACACTGTTCTGACAACAAGTTCACGCTCCGTTTATTAATTGTCAAATCGCCTTGAATCAATTTTGACTCAAGCAGCGGATTGCACTCACCGCGTCCGAGATACGGCACAGTTACAAAAGGTCTCTGGTTCAACGTAATTCTGCATTTCGGGCGCGTGAGCTCGCTACCATTGAGCAAATGAGAATTCACGTCAATGTTGCATCCGCCTGCGCCAACTTGGTGCCCGCCCTCGAAAAAAATTCCCGGCTGGCTGGTTGCAAATTCAATCGGTCTAGACATTGTGCAATCTGATGCAAAAAAATTCTCCAACATGTAATTTCCTGAATTGAGATTTTGAACATTTCGCTGACTTAGACCACATGTATCGTTTCCGATACGCGCCATATTATCAAAAACATAATCTTTAACTGTTGCCATATTATTTTATTTTTTTGTGTGTATTGTGTTATAATATTATATATATATACATAATAATATAAAAAAATCATTCTAAACCGAACAAAAATAAATTATCAATTCGTTTTTATTAAATCAAGACATTACACTTCCTAATCGCGGATTAAATCTTTGGCAGGCGAATTCGTTGTTTTCTTTACACGATACCATAGAACCATAACAAAATTCTGCAAATGCTTTTTGGTCATTCGGAATTGTGGTGTTTGGGTTGGTATAAAAACTTCGCATAGAGTCATCGAATTCATATTTATCTCCTAAATCTGCAAATAATTTTTTTCGCAATTTTTCACCTTCTGTTAAAGTTCTCGGTTCAAAACCTAAAACGGTCGCCACTTGCGTGCTGTGATTGAGTTCCTTTTCAACCTTTGGATTGTATGCAGGCGCGGCTTGATCTCGCTCCGGATTGTATGATATTTCCGGGAGTAATACATTCATCATTGGATTAATAACCGTTGGTGTCGTCAAATTCGGCTTTAAAATGTCGTACATTTTTGAATTTACAAACCCTTCTTTTTTAGTATTGTTACTGTTACTGTTACTGTTACTGTTACTGTTACTGTTACTGTTACTGTTACTGTCACCGTTGCCATTTTTTTCGTCATATTGTGCTTGGTATTGCAACTTGTACATCATTACAAAAATTGCTAAAGTAATTAATCCCGTAAAAAGTATATTCACGTTTTTCGTAATTAAAAATCCTAAAATACTCAAGAGAATAACAATTCTTGATATCGCGTTTAGTTTTTGTTCAATGGACATGAACGGAGCAGGCCATATATCCATCATTTCTTCTCTATTCAATAATACCAGCGGATTATTTATCCAAAATTGTGTGGTCGACAACTGTTTTTCCATGGTTGGAACTGGTTCCGGATAACTTGTTCCCGCGTTTGCGTTTGAATTTATCGCTGGATTATTCGTGTTGTTTTTATCCATGCCATAATTGTTTGCACTGTTTGCTGCACCACCGTTCATGCTATCCATCATGGAATTTTTCATTTTCATAGATGAAACATCCGATGCAGATTGTAACGTTGTCGTTGTTGAAGTTGCCATTTTATTTTATATTATTGTTACTGTTTGATTGAATTAAATTGAATTAAAATGATTTATATGATATAATAATTATAATACCTGTATATAATATTATAATTATTATTAATATTTTATACTCAACTTTTATTAAATTAATTATAAATTCATAATTATGAATTATATATAATTCTTATTTCAATAAAATATTCTTAAATTTATTTCTTCTTCTTTTTTTTATTTGATTTCGATGAGGATGGTGCTTCTACAGGCGTTCGCTCTACAACTTCTCCGGTGCTAAAAACTTGTGGCATTTTTACCGGATTTGCTGCAGTGGCGGCTGCAGTGGCGGCTGCAGCGGCAAGAGCGGCATCCCGTTGTTGTTGTTGCAGTTGTTGTTGCAATTTCAGCTTTTGCTGCATTCTCTCCTTCATTTGAGACACCTTCATGTTTCGTTGCAAGTGACTTTGCATAGCTCCAATATTTACTTTACTTTTACCGCCACCCCCTCCTCCCATTCCGCCCATCATACCGCCCATTCCCATTTTATTCAACATGTCTGCTAAATTATTCATCCCCGGCATTCCTTTCATTTTGCTCAACAAGTCGCTTGCTTCCTGCATAAGTTCGCTCTCTTTAATTTCACCCGATTTGAATTTCTGGTCCAGCTTTGAACCCACATTTTTTACAAGCGACATTAACTTGCCAGGATTTTTAAACATTTTTTGAAATACATTTTTGAAATCGACATCCTCTCCACTCTCTCCCCCAAAGTCCATGCCAAAATCTACATCCTTGGCCGTCTCTTCAGCAATCTCTTTTGCAAGTTTTCCGATTTTTCCATTCAAAATATTAGAGATGTGATCGTGGATGGATTCCGCGTTGGCATTTGGCTCTGCACCGCTGCTCCCATCATTGTCAGCGTGACCGTGACCATTTTTATTCATTTTTTTAGCCCATTCAAAAAAATTAAATTCTTCTTCTGAACCGGTATTATCATTCGCGCTCGCATTCTCAGGTTCTGAAGAAGCATTCGCAGCATTCGTCCCTTCAAACATGTTATACATTTGCTGAATGGTCTCTTCCAATTTGTTTCGGAGCTCATCTTCATTAATCGCCTCAAACAAGTTTGCAGCATCACCAAAAGATTTTCGATCATCAATATTTGTTATAATCGACATCAGAATCAACTGTAGGTATTTCCAAATGGTTTCGCGAGTTGCGTCGCTAATACCGTCCGTATTCCACAATACACGAAAATCGACATTCGGCAAAAAGTGCGTGTTCACATTTGTGGATTCACCACCATTCTTGTTATCGAAGATTTTTTCATTTTTATACAGAATATCGAAAAATCTCTCGGGATACACCTTTGAACAATAGTCGTATAAAACGCCGACAACTTTTTGTGTTTCTGTTTCTGTCTCTGATTCGGCGCCAGAAATATTAATTCCATTTGAATCCAAAAATAAACTGAATGTGCTCTTATACTCTGGAAACGTATTTGAAATATCGGCAAGAAATTCGAAAATAACCTTTTTAAACTCGTCTGGAATTTGTTTTTTTGATTGCGGCATTTTTTATAAATAAAATAAAAATACTATTTATAAAAATACTTGTAATGAATTATTTAAATGGTTGTAAATGATAATAATATATAATATATTTATTTATTATAAAACATTAACACACTCAATTATCAATTTTTAAATGTTGAATAAATATCTTGTTGAATTTTTAGGAACATTTTTCTTTTTATTTCTAATTATTTATACGGGAAATTTCATAGCCATTGGTCTCGCTCTTGCTCTAGTAATTTATTTAGGTGGAAAAATATCTGGTGGACATTTTAACCCGGCAGTATCCGTCATGATGGCTTTTGCAGGAAAACTTCCCATGAATGACTTGGCTGGATATATATCAGCACAAATTCTCGGTGGACTTGCAGCATTCGGTTTATACAGCCAACTCGGAAAAAGTAAATAAATTAAACAACGAACAACAAACAACAAACCACAAACCACAAACCACAAACATAACAAGTTTTTTTCAAGTATAATATAATTTCGTCAGATTGCATAAATTTTGAATATACTTCATTGATTTTTGTTGATTTTCCTCCGTCATATTTCTCACATATCCTCTCAAACGCTCGATAAAATTGGAAATACTATCGGTCATAGTTACATCCGCCGAATAATCCTTATTTATAAAAAAAGAAATGTCTCCATTCTCAATCGGTTCTTTATATGGAACATGAATGTATGTATTCCAATATTCTAAAACTATTTTTGGGTTTGTCTTTTTGAATAAAAATAAAAGATTCTTCATAGTTTTCACTTGATCATCTTCTGGAAAAACGCTCTGTATGTCTTCTACAAACTCATCGAAATGTTTATTAAATCCTTTTACAATGAATGATTTACTAATATTTGCATCTCTTTTTTCATTCGTATTATTGTTACTATTATTATTATTGCTATCACTGCAAGTTTCTTGGTGGCTCATGGTTATACGAACAGTAAGAATAATTATATATATGGTATTATTTTTATATTATTTTTCATGTAAACATTTAAATGTTGAACAAACAATGAACCCAAACAATTAACCCAAACAATGAAATCTAAACATTGCATTAGAGATCAAGACGACGCCGCTGCGCTAAATTGTTCCGTGTTCCACGTATGTTTGCAACTGCTGCACATGTAGACAAATTTCAAATTGGTGTCATCGTATCGAATGTATAAAACTGTGCACGGCTTATCTAATTCCGTGTTTGTTTCACACTCGACGTTTGGACACTTCATGGATTTAATTCGCGGAAGCGTGGGATCCAAATGCGTATATTCATTCACCACATCCGCCAAATGCACATCGGACTGTTTGAAAAACGTCTTTGACACGCTAATCGACGCTTCGGTATTCTTTTCTTCGTTCCCACAATTTCTGCACTTGTGAATGAGAACTTTCGTTGTGGCTTCTTCAGGACTGGAACCCGGAGCGTCTCCCATCGTAATGTAATACATGTTCCTACACACGCTACAAAACTTCATTGTTATTCCGTTTTTTCTTTACTTATCAATTATATATAAAATCCATTTAAATTCAATTTTATTTAAATAAAAATACGTAAAAGATGTGCATTCATAAAATAATAAAATAATAATTTTTTCGATTTTATTATTTTATTTTTATATATTATAACATTTAATAATGAGCAACCAAGAGACCCTCCCCCTCCCACCTCCACCATCGTTTGACCAAATCGTGAAAGGAGATGTCTGTATTAAAAAAATAAAAAATAAAAAAAACATGTATCGAATTACCTTTAGCAAAATCGGGAAATTTCTCATGTATCAAGTTTGGGATAAAGATAATACATTGAATCGAAACAGTAGACGTGCTGTTTTTAGGTTACCTGCAAAAGATTGGGTAAATACATTTATTGATTTTAATAATGGGTTGAAAGAAAAGGGTAAAGAACTATTCACTCCAACTACGATTATGGAAACTGTAGATGAAGAACAATATGCATTTGTTATACATAAAGCTTATTTTGATAGTCATGATCGCGTTGTATTTACGGTTTCAACAAAAGAAATTCAACTTGCAAATAATTGCTCAAAAAAATTAATACAAATTCCATGCGGAAAATTTTATAATATGCGCTTTGATATTGATGAAGCTGATCCGGTTCTATGTGGTTTTTTAGCAGCAATTGCACCTTGGGCTTTGTTCGGTACAGTATGTTATAAATCTTAAAATTTCAAATTATTAAAAAGCAGAATAAGCTCCTCATAATTCACTTTGAATCCAAATAAATAGAGAGATGAATAAAAATACTCGGTATGAAAAACCGTCTCGCGATTGGTTTGTAGTCGCTGCATAATTGCATCCTTATTTTGAATATAGTGCGCCTTCATAATGGCATAAAAATACTCGCAAAATTCCGCGTTCATCGCGGGAACAACGCGTTGCAAGTTTTCAATGTTCGACACGAGATGATGAATCGAAAATGATAAATTTCGATACTCAATTAGCGAGTGGTAATTTTTAAAATCTTTACTGGTCCTGGTAATTCCGGGTTCATTTAATATGGGCTCATTGTCCATTATCGAAATCAGTGTTAACAATACAGATGAAATGGTTTGACATCCGCTCCACTTCTCTCCGCGCCACGTGTTTAAAATATCAATGCACACTTTCCCCGTTTTATAAAAGTTGGGATGAAATCGCGTTGTTCCGTCGTTGGTGCAATACTCCAGAACAGGCGGCGAATGCGGATAATCAGGAGGAAACGTGAATCTGAAAAAATAATAACCGTTGCAATAGAGAGAATCTTTTGGTCCGATAATAAGCGCCCACCCATCCATGATGTTGGTCTCGCTGTGTTTGTAATAAATGCCTTGATCATGAAGCGGATTTTTTATGATTTGTTGGATGTCTTTTAGCAAACGTTTTACGGCGTCTTTTGATATTGTTATAGGGACGACTTCTCTCGATTTTTCATTTGTTGCGACTTTAGTATTCGTTGGTAATGGTAATGCTGGACTTGGAGCTGGCGCCGGATATGACATTATGAATTATAATTAATTATAACTACTAAATAATATTTATATTGTATTTATAATTTATCATAATTTTATGGACATAAAAAATATTAAATATAAATATTTATCATTAAATTATATTTGATATATATAATTATAACTATTAAGTATTTTTTAATAATAAAATAATACAAAATAATACAAAATAATACAAAATAATAAAAAATAATACAAAATAATAAAAAATAGTAAAAAAAAAATAAATGTCGAGTAAAAAAAATCCTATTGAAGAAATATACAAGTGTAGTATATTGAGGCGACATGAAAGTGTGGCCGGTGGAGTTCCAAAATGCATTTTTGTTTTTTATGGAGAGCCCGAAACTGAATTAGCTTCGCCAGCATCGGAAATGTCATCGGAAGTTTTAACGCGGCTTTATAACGCTTATATTGAAGATGGCTCCAACTCGAAACTGTTTGAGCACATTTTTAGCAAAATGGAACTAAAAAATATTGCAACCTATGACATTCGCGTATATGTAATTCCTTTCAAGATATATTCGGACGATTCGATTGATGTTGTCAAGCGGAAACTGATGGTGGCTATAAAAAGTATAAGCGAGATGTCGGATTCGGACTACGCGTATGATGAAATGTACTTGTTTTCAAAAACCCCCGTAACATTTGATTCCAATGAAGTGTATCATAAAATGACAGAACTAGCGCTAACAAAAGACGAACGCGAACGCGATACAACAACCACAACAACCGAACTAGATTTTCTAAAAACGCATTTAATAGGATATAGCAAGAGCAGTTCTTCGAATGGCGAACGCGTCGATACTGGCGGCGGAGCCGAAAACATTTTATCAACCTTGAAATCGCTCAACGCGAGAGAAATGTTCAAAGATGTTCCGATTGGACAGAGTATCCCCTCCAACGCGTATGTGAATCCATACTTTTTCGAAGAGAGTCGCCAAGATAATACAGACATTTCAAAAATAAAATCAAAAATAAACGGGTTGGAGTTATTATTAAATACAAAAAATATTGTTCATAATAATTTATTTGTGTGTTTTGCGAGAGATGTTGTAGAATCAGAATCAGGCGACGACGACAAGAGCGGTGTAGTTTTAAAAGCGTATTATCCATTATTATATTCCAACGGAATTCAAAATGCGAGTCAATTAGAATCCGAGTCGACAAAAGTTATGCTGCGTGAGAAAACAGAACAACTCATAGAGTCGAGCGAATTTAAAACAAATACGAAACAAATACAGCTGTTTTATGATATTTTTGAACAATCGACGAAACCAAAGATGAAAAGCGAAGAAGCGGGGATTATTGAAGTCGATATTGAACTGTTACCGGAAAGCGATTTTAATTTCCCATTGGAGCTACTTTTTAAACTGTTTCATGCGACAGAACAGTGTCAAGTCATTAAATATAATCCGCAGTTTCAGGATTCGATTTTGAGAATGTATACGAAAAGCCACACGAAAAGCGGTGCAAAAATTCCATATTTCATCATTCAGCATCAATCAGAATCAAACAAGTTATATGACGTTTATATGAAAATGAAAAGAAAGGAACAGCATCCGAGTCCAAAGATGAATACAAATACGCGTGTAAGTATTTACATTAACTATAATAAATTAGAGAGACAATACGGTGTAAGAAACAGCGAAAATATTGTTTTTGTTTGCGATTTTGACGAACGCGGTCACATTTTTATTCACGCATCCTTTAAAAATGCGTATAATGAAGATGCTCTCGATGAAATGATTCGCGCTGCAGTGTCTCCGCACATACGGTCAGTCGTCGATTTTTTACAGCAAAACGGATATAAAATGCGCGACTTTTATTCCATGTATGATGATAATGTTGTGATACAAAATATGAAATATTTGCTTGTATCCAAGCTGAACAACACGGAACCTTTAGTGTGGAATCGTTTTTATGGTTGCATGTCCAGTATAATGAAAGTAATTGAAAACAATTGGAACTCGGACGAAAAAGGTGTGAGTATGCAATACATTCGTGTTCCGAACTTTGACGAAGCGATTTTGAGAGTGAGTTACATTGAACTGCTTTATAATCTCGGGTTTCGAGAGCGAAAACAGGTCGTTGACCTGCTCATTAAAAATTTACTCGTTTCGAAAAAAATTGCCGATCAAAGTTATGAAGAATTTAAAACAAATTTTGAAGGAAAATACAGTAAAGTATTGCAAAAAAAACAAATGCCAAAGAAAATATATGTTAGAAAATTGCCCGGTTTTAAAATACACATGATGAAAAATTTGGGAGACAAGAATAACAGAATAACGATAAAAGTGTCCGGTATAAATAACATATATACCCTCAATCCAATTCGAATATATCTTGATTCGCTGCTACACATTTTTGGAAATGATGAAAGGTATATACCCGTTCAACTGGTAAAACAGCTGTGCGATATTACATCTAAAACGAAATCGTCTGTTCCTGCAAAAAAAACAGCGCCAGTAGAAGAACCAGTAGAAGCGCCTATTCCAGCGCCTATTCCAGCGGCAGTAGAAGAACCGATAGAAGCACCGATTCCGGTAGAAGAACCAGTAATAAGCGCTAGCGAAGAAAAGGAACCAATAGAAGTATCGATTCCACTAGAAGAACCAGTAGAAGTATCGATTCCGGTAGAAGAAGAAGAGGAAGAAGAGATTGGAGATTTTGGATTACTGGGTGGCGAAAATGAAGAATCGGATGAAGAAGACGAAGATTTCATCGGCGGAGCATTCGAATCAAATCCGGTATATAAGAGATTAAAAAATATGGAACCTTCCTTATTTAAAGAAACGGCTGGGTATGCCACCAAATGCGGATGGAGTGCAAGACGACAGCCCGTTATATTAACAAAAGAAGAACTGGATAAAATTAATACATACGACGAATCTATCGGTCAGCCATCATATTACGGAATCCCTTTAGAATATAACAGTCAAAATGAAGAAGGTGAAGGTGAAGGCGAAGGTGGTGATAAAAATTCACATTATTATATTTGTCCGCGGTATTGGAATGTTCCGGAAGAGAGATCCGTCTCTCAAAAAGAAATTGATGAAAAAAAACTTCAAAAACACATTGTGACAAAGGAAGAAGATTATAATCCGAGTAATAAAGAAAAATATATTATCGACCTAACATCTCCTCTCGAGCATTTTAAAACCGGAAAATATACACCCTATTTACCAGGATTTCTAAAAACGCTCAAAACCAAAAGTGGAAAGTGCCTGCCTTGTTGTTTTACAGGCGTTAAAGATAAAGACAGTGACGATTTTAATGATTACCGCGTTTTTGAAAAAGAACAACAAGTGATCAACCAGTGTAAAAAAGGAAAAAAAGAAAGTGGCGCAGATGTAGAACAAGAAGAAGAAGGGAAACAAGAAGAACAGGGGAAACAGGAAGAACCTGTATTAAAACAAGGGAAACAAGAAGAACAGGAAGAACCAGCATTAAAACAAAAGAAAAAAAAACTAAAAACAAATTTATACGTTTCAAAACCCGATTCTGCATTTCCTCTTCAACAGAATAATCTTGGATTTTTACCGGCTTCTCTCCAACTTTTCTTGTTTGAAGATGAAAATTATAGTAAGAAATGCAAGTCCACAAAGGGCGACGTGTTGGTCGAAAATGAAATATGCGTGCTGCGCATGGGTGTTCTCGAAAACAAGGATTCAAATTACAACCAGTGTTTTATTTCTTGCATTGCAAACATATACAACTCTCTCACGGACAATTCATTCACAGCCAATGAATTCAAGCATCGCATATTTATTCCCGGGTTTTCTCTCGACCGGTTTGCGTCTTATCAGAATGGGTCGCTCGTCGAAACGTTTAAAAAATTCGAATACATTGATAAAGACCATCTGCTCAAATACCGCGACACACTTTTATTCAAAAAAATATTTGGCGATGGGATTGTTGGCGACGGGGTTGGTGATAATGATGAAGACAATGATGAAGATAATAAACTTGTATTTTTTAAAACACTCGTCATGTCATACGAAAATTTTATAAACTATTTATCAAACGATGAAGTTGTTATTGATTACACATATGTATGGGACTATGTTATGGACGCGGTTCTATGGTCAGATTTCAAAAAAGTCGAAAAGGAAGAAAAACGCCAACTGCCAATAAACAAACACGGATTAAATTTAATTATTTTAGAACTTTCCGATAAAAAAGAAGAAGTCGATATTATATGTCCGACAAATCATTATTCCAACTCAACATTTGAGTCGAATAAAAAAAATATAGTCATTGTAAAATTTGAAGGTTATTATGAACCGCTTTACACCTACTTGTACACGTCAAAACGCGAAATTGTTAGCACCGTTTTATTTTCATCCGTAAATTCTTCCACGATTGACCCCTCTCTCAAAGGCGCTCTCGTAAAAATACAATCCTTCTTTCAATCCACGTGCAAGCCCGCGCAACTTATAAAATCCATTGTTCAAAACAAATCGTTTGATGCGATTATTCAGATTCTGAAAAGTAAAGAAACGTCCCAAACCCAAATCCGTGATGCGAAACAAATTGTCGAATTCTCAGGAAAAGTGATCGGAATGCAAATTTCATACAGCGTTACGCGAAAGGAACAAACACAGCAAGTCGTCGGAAATATTCTTTGTAATCCTTCCGGTATAAATCCGGATCCAAATTATGAATTGGTTTTTGTAAACCAGACCCCGACAATTTGGAAAACATACAAGCACACAAAAGATTTTGCAGCACTAATTCAAAAAAAAACAAACGGGGAAATTCCATGCGCACTCAAATTAAAAGTTGTTGAAGACGAACGCGTCGTCGGTTTTATGACAGAAACCAACCAGTTTATGCCAATTAGCGAACCCGTCCCGTTTAAAGACGACGACGAATTGAAACACGTTGAACTAGGCAACAGCGTAAGCATTGACGCGTCCATTCTTCCGCAAATAAGCAGAACCGGATTCGTTTTCAAGAGAGACAAAGAGAGAACAAACGATGTTGAAAAAATACGCCTCGAAACTAATTTTTATAATGCGTTTCGCAACATTATTCGAATCCATTTGAATCGTTTTGAAATGATGGAGACGCGGAATGCAATTGAAATGCTTTTTCACAATCGTCGGTCTTCATCTTCTTCTTCGTCTTCGTCTTCTTCTTCGTCTTATTCCGAGGAACAACTTGACCAGCAGTATAAACAGTATCTTAAAAAACTGGAACAAATGAAGAAACTGCTGAAAATGTTGGGACAACGCAGCGTCCAATTCATCGAAATGAGCCCGTCCATTTTGAAAAACTTTTACGAGCAAAACTCGGCTCTCAGTTGTGTGACAGAACGCAGCTCCTCGTGCAAAAAATACGCGTATTGTTTTTCTGTCGATGCTTCTTCCGCTTCTTCCGCTTCGGAAACAGAAGGTTGCGGACTTTACATCCCAAAACGCAACCTGGTTGACGGTTCAAATAACGAGAATAATTATTATGTTCGACTGGCCGACGAGCTGCTTCGTTACAAGCGCATACGCGCATTCATGCTGTATCCAAACAAGTATTTGACATTCGATTCCATCAGCTACAACTTGAAAGAAAATGAAATGTTGTTGTTGGATGCCGACCTGGCAAGTTACATTTCCGAAAATAAACGCGCAATTGCATCGAATGACTACGTTGAATACAAGAGTTACTATACTAGTGAAGGCGAGGAATTCATCGATGACAGTGATGGCGATGACGAAGAGGGCGCTGAATACGTGGATTAATTAAATTGAAAAAAACTAAAAAATAAAATCTAATATTTATTTTATTTTATTTTTTATTTCCACAATTTTTACAAATGAATGGATTTAATATTCAACAACCCATCCTGGTTAAAATCCCATATCATAATCCGGATCCACTGAACCAAGATTCGACCCTTGCACTTTATCCAGCGTGCTTTGTATCGTCAACTTGTTCTTGCTGCACGGGTTAAGCGGATCCTCCGCCGCAATCTTGTCCATAAACCCTTGCAACAATGCATCCTTCTCTTCTTCCACCGTCTTATCCGCTGTCGCAACCTCTCCCATTTTAATTATTTGTCCGATATCCAGCATCACCTTGAACGCGCTCGTTCCAAAATAGCCCTCTTGTCCGCACATGACATTCGCCGACACCCCGCGCATCTCATCTAACTCCGCATGTCGCGCCGCTTTCAGAAACATCTCCGGCGTCTCCTCAAACGACGCCTTGGCAATCGGCCCAATGTCGTCATTGTTGATTCCGTGTCGGAAGATTGACACCATTTCCGATTTGCACGTCATGCGGTCGCACAGCAAACTAATGTGGTGGTGATTAATATACGTCGTGTCAAACGCCTCATACAGCTCGTTAAACAGCGCCTGTCGCGCAGCTTCAATGCCGAGCACCCGGTTAATCTCCTGAATGTCATTGCTAATCGTTCGTCTCGCGTCAATATTCTGCAGTGATAAGATCTCCATGAAGTTCGAGCCCACCGCATCTAGCACCCACGTCTCCTTCTTACGATACGTGTTGTTCTCCTTGGCAACCAAATCCACAACTTTTCGAGCCAGCACCATTCGAATGCCTTTAATTCCCCTCAAAATAATATTCTTCATTAGCGCATCCTGAAACGTCTTCAGCTGGTAAATTTTATCCGTCTGGTCCAGCGTCTTTGGATCCTTCTCCTTCTTCTGAAAATCCAGCCGAATTCGAAACACCAAATTGTCGCTATTATAATCCGAATAGATACACGACACCTCGCTCCTATCATTCTTCGAATACACCGCTTTAATCGCAAAATGCACGTCATCCATCGTAACCCGCTTCTCATACATCGATTCACGATCCATCTCCATTCGCAAAATCCATTTCGACCGCTCCCGCTCACATTCCGTCTCGTCTTCGCCCCCAACCTCTTTCAACATCCGCTGAAACTCCGCATATTGCGCCAAAATCAACCGATCCGCAGTAATCTTTGTCTCATTCGGACTATCGCTCGGGTCAAAACAAATCTCCACACTCTTTACAATATCCTCCAATCGCGTCAACTCGATAAACGGTATCATGTCCGCAGCCGCATCCTTGTTCGACTCGTCATTCGGGTTCAAATAAATCGTCGTTGAAGGATTCTTCGTATTCTCCGACAACGACAGCAGCTCCTCAATTCGTGGAAGACCGCGAGTAACTTGTGACTTAGATGCGTCACCCGATAAATGAAATGTGTCGAAAAAGTTGACACCATTTAATACCGAAAATGTCCTTGTAAATTCTACAGTTAGGTCATAGGCCCATTCTGTTGGATTCGGTATTTCTTCAATGGTTACAATTTCATCGAAACGAACATCTCTGAATGGTGCGGTGATCTTGCAGATATCAACAAGTTTTCTACGATTTATTTTAGAATAAATTTTTCCATATTTATCTGTATATCTTGGAATAATATCTTTTGTTTCAGTTGATATATCTAAGGGTCGCATTTTAAATTCATTGAGTCGTTCTTGTTTATGGGGAATTAACATTGGAATTTCATTTGCAAATATTTTTGTACCATCTGATTTTATAGTCAATGTATATCCTTGCAAAATATTTTTGGATCCTCTATTATTAGACAGTTGAAGCTTGTTTGTTTTGATTTTCGTATATATTCCGAACCAATAACATAGAATCGACTGAATATTTTCTAATAAAGTTCTTGATACACTTCCTGCAGTTATTCCATGAGCTTTTTTACTTATACCTCCATCTCCTGCAAAGTATGCACTGATTAGACCCCTCATAAATTCTTTGTTGCTGTTAAACAGGAGATAATTCACGCATTTATTTGGCGATCCCTTTCCGCACAAAATATCCAGAATGTCGGTTAGAACGATGGAATAGATTCTCAGATCAGACGATGTCCATCCTTCAGCATTTTTATTATTGTGAATGTAAAACTTGGTTGTAATTTTCCATTTTTCCATGAGACGTTCAATCGGTGCAAAGAATTCGCGACAATTATTGGCAATTGAAATTTGTGTGGGTGTGGTGCACCCTTCCGCGCAATATGCTCCAATCAAATACCCGAAATCAAAATCGAGCGGAATATGTTCGGGAATTTCACCGCCGCCAATAAACCGCTTTTTCGGGTAAACGATTCCGCTAATAAATAATTGGCGCGCAGATGCAATATTACCGGTCTTCTTGTCAATATGCGGTTCCGTCTTCATCGCTTCCAAGAATGCATCGCTTCTATGATACGGAACCATGAAATCGATATTTGCATGTTTCGACCACCAGTAACGTTCACTAGAATACGAAAGCGCCTTGTGCATTTCACTTCCAAACGCGTATTCCGATTTTTTTAGAATGGTAGACAAGTCGAAATCACGCACGCTTTCCGGCATTTCAAATGCGCGAATATTCACAGGAAGATAATCTCCAACTTTGAGTTCCGAACCGTTGGTTGCTACCAACTTATTATTGTCATCAATCGTCAAGAACGACTTGGCCTTCGTAGCAATCACAGAACGACCGTCTTTGGTCGTGACACGCAGCACCGTATTCGTTCCATCCAAATTTACAACCGGGTGGCGTGTAAGTGCTTCTACACGCTTCCAGCTCGTGTTTCCATCTTCGTCGACGGATGGAACATACACTTCCTCGTCATCATTCACATATAACAATTTGGTATTATTCGGATGATCCTCGCTTTTAGCCGCTTTGGGAATATAGTTATCAATATACTCGCCAATCTTGACAACTTGAATTGCATTATTTACGCGCAGTAATAGTTCGGTGTCATATGCCACGCTATTCAGAGTCAACTGTGTTGTCGGTTCACCAATACTCTGAGCAGCAATCATGCCAACCATTTCACCCGGCGCCACAATTGCGCGCTTGTACATGAGAACCATCATTTCCGCCAATGCTATGAGCGCCTTGCGATTGAATCGTTTGACCATGAGCAAATCGCGCGGCGTGAGCGAGTAATAATACATGATCTTGAATAGCTCGGTAGGCGGAGCATATTCAAGATGCTCGAATCGCGCATACGTTTCTTCCAGAATAATAAACGTTTCCAAAGGAGTCACATCGACTTCCGAATTCTTGTTGATTTTTTGCATCCCTGCTACGTTCGCGACAATGTGTGAAAAGGACAGCGGCAAATACGCGTCGGTCGTATTCTTATTTTTGAATACTTTGACAACAATATCCTCTCGAATTTTCATGAGAAACTCGGTATACTTTTTAGATTTTTCATCGCACAATTTCTGCTGCTTCTTCATACGACTGAACGCAGCTTTTGAAAAGATTGCCTTGAGTTCACTGTTGGTTTCAGAGTCGCCGCTGACCGGAACGTAAAAGTGCGCATACAATTCGTCGGGCGTCATTCCAATGAAATTCATATTCGAGTGTTCGATTTTCACCGTGTCGATACCGTCTTCGCCATAACTGAATTGAACAATGCGATTCTTATTGTTTCGAACCGTCATGTCATATTCCACTTTGATGTCTTCCATACCCTTGATCAAGCGGCGCTGAATATATCCTGTTTGCGACGTTTTGACGGCGGTATCAATCAAACCAACACGACCACCCATGGCGTGAAAGAACACTTCCGACGGCGTCAACCCGGCAATAAATGAATTCTCGACGAAACCACGCGCACCCGGGCTGTCATCATATTTCGAGTAATGCGGCAAAGTCCGGCTGTCGAATCCGTAGGGCACGCGCTTGCCGTCGATGGTTTGCTGACCCACCAAACAAATCATTTGGGCAATATTCACTTTACTACCCTTTGAACCGGCATTCACCATTGTAATAAAACGGTTGGTCTTGCTCAAACTCTTGAGACCAATATCACCCGCTTCACCGTTTGCCTTGTTCAAAATATTCGTAACCTGCAATTCGAATTCTTCCTCGTTTGTGCGCCCCGATTTATTTTCAAAGGTTCCAATGTGAATGTTATCAATGATGGTCTTCACTTCCAGCTTCTTGGTTTTAATCGAATCGACGATTTTCTCCGTCGTCTTCTTGTCTGAAATCAAGTCGCTGATTCCAACACTGTATGCGGACGTCTTCATGTATTCCGTAATAATGTTTTGCAGGTCGTCGATGAAATCTGCAGACGCAAAATTTCCAAAATCGTTGCAAATGCGCTGAATCATGCCATTGGTGCTGGATGCCAAAACGCCGCTGTCAATATGTCCGCGCAAAATTTCTCCGTCTTTAATTTCAAGCACGTTGTTCGACGTGGCATAGTCGTCGCTTCCTCCGAATTGTTTGGTTTTATATTTCATACTGAGCGGCGGCAAAATCTGCGACAAGATCTGAAAATTCGTGATTTTCTTCTTTGGGTCGCTGAATAGCGCCGGATTAACGTTCTTGTATCCCATCAGCAGATTCATTGCCATGCGCGCATCAAACCCGGGAAGTCCGCCTCTAGTAAACTGGTATACACCAAGCAACGAATCCTGAAAAATACCAATGATTGAATTGTTCTTTGCAGGACTAATGATTTGGTAAGGAACGGCGGCAAGCCCTTTGAGTTCGGCTTCCGCTTCATCGTCTTGCGGCATGTGCAAGTTCATCTCATCACCATCAAAATCGGCATTATACGGCTTCGTGTCGCCAATATTCATGCGAAATGTGTCGCCCTGCTGCATGACGCGCACAATGTGACACATCATGCTCATTCTGTGAAGCGTGGGTTGACGGTTGAACAAAATGCCGTCGCCATCCATCATGTGACGGTGCACCACGTCGCCGTTTTCAATAACGATTGTGCTTCGGTCCATGTATCTGAGCGAAATGTCGCCGCCCGTTTTCTTTTCCAAAATATTCGCGCCGGGATAAATGTCAGGACCATTTCGAACCAGTTGCTGTAAAAAGTCGCGATTGCGATTATTTACGACGACCGGTTTCGTGATATTCATTGCAATTTTTTTAGGCACTCCAAGTTCGCGGATCGACAAATTGGGATCGGGTGTAATAACAGACCTGGCTGAAAAGTCAACGCGTTTTCCCATGAGATTGCCTCTAACTCGACCCGTCTTTCCATTCAGACGTTCTTTAATCGACTTGAGTGGGCGACCGGACCGCTGTGCGACGGGAGCACACGACGGAATATTATTATCTATTTGTGTGGCAATAAAGTATTGCAGCAAACTTTGCCAGTCGTCAATAATTGCGGAATTCACCGACGGCTCGTTCATTTTTTCAAGCAGCGTTTTATTTGCCTTGATGATGTTCACAATGGTGTGACTGATGTCGTCTTCGCTGCGCTGGTTGCCGTCCATTTTAATAGAGGGTCGAACGGCGGGCGGAGGAATTGCAAGCACCTGGCAAATAAACCAGTCCGGTCTTGAAAATTTCGGACTAAATCCCATAAATGCGACATCCTGGTCCGATATTCTTTTAAATATTTTTAGAACAACCTCGGGGGTCATTTTCATATTCAGCTTTTCTTTTCCGCTGCCACCGCCGCTGCCGCCACCCGATTCGCTACTTGGGCCTTCATCGGTGGCGTCGCCATCCCATTCCGCATAAAGCGTGGCCAAATTTTCTTTTTTGATTTTTTTAGGCACAAGGCAGCCGCAACCATCCTGCGTGTCGTCGCCGCAACGTTTGACTTTGGTCGCCAGCTGATGAACATAGCTCCATCTCTCGTCCGGTTTCATATCCATGCATTCTTTATTTGCTTCTTTGCTAATCAGAAGCTTGCTGCATTTGATGCAAACACATTTCAGAAGTTTTACAATCGTAGGAAGATATTGATAATAAAATACAGGTTTCGCCAATTCAATGTGTCCAAAATATCCGGGAGTTTTGATGTAATCCAGGCCGTCTGTCGGACACTTGAGACCGGGTTCGAGCACGCCTAACCGCGGATCAAACATGCCGCCGATCACCGGAATATTATTCGAATATGTATCTCGACTCGTGATTTCTGCGACGGAACATTTTCTTATTTCTTCAGGCGACAAGACGCTAAATTGAATACCTACAATCTTTGATACAGTTTTCTTCGTCCAATTCGGTTGTTGTGTCATTGGCAGCGAGAGCTAACTATTATTTATTATATTTATATATCTATATTGTTTTATTTCAATTTTATAAATAATGTTTTTTATTTTTTATAAAGAATGAAAAAAATATTTATTTATAAAATATTTCAATTTCAATTTTATAAATAAATGTTTTTTCAATTTTATAAAAAACATTTATTTATAAAATTGAAATAAAAAGATGTATACATGTAAATGCATAGCAACGAGTTGGAATCACTGATACAGAAAATACAATGCCACAAAATCAGAAACATAATAATAAAAAATCATTTTTAAAGTCGGCTTCATCGAAAAAATCTCTGACGACAGAAAAGCCAAATCTTCAATACAGGCGTTCAACAAACGATGGTGGAAGTGGTGATGTCAGCGATGAAAACAGCGATAGTTCATCCATCGTTTCTCGTAATTCTGCGAATCCAAAAAAACAATTCAAAAAGGTGGAACAATTTGACAAGGTAGAATATGCTCAACTTCTTGCAGAGCTATTTCCTTCGAAATATTCTACGACCAAGGCACAAACAATGCAAAATATGAAAATAAAATATAAACAGGTTATTGAGGAAGAAGAAGAGGATGAATCTGAAGAAGAGGAATCTGAAGAAGAGGAGTATGAAGAAGAGGAATCTGAAGAAGAGGAATCTGAAGAATATCAAGCGCCAAGAAGGAGTGCGCGTTTGAAAAAACAGCAACAAGAACCAGAACAAGAACCGAAAAGTGTCTCGAAGAAGACAAAGGAGTCAAAGGAATCAAAAGAGGCAAAAGAAGAGTTGTTCCATCAAAGTAAAAAACAGAAGATCAGTCACCAAGATGATGATCGCGAGCGTGAAACAGACAAGAATAAGAATGGAAACTACAATATTGTGATCAACTTGCAAGAACCATTGGATTATTTGTCAGACCAATACGATGATGACGATTCGGAAATGAATGATTCTGTTTTCGATGATGAATCGATTTCATCAGACCAAGAAGGAGGATCAAGTGACGACGACGATGGCGACGACGATACCTTGAATGATGATGACAGTGAAAGAAGTTGTGACACTGAATGCAGTTTCGATGCCGATCATGAAGAAGAGGTGACTACTCGTGGTTTTCGAAAGAATGCTGCTGCTACTCCTGCTTCTGCTTCTGCTTCTGCTTCTTCCATTGCGGCAGCGGCAAAAGACAATATTAATTTTACAGTCAACGGAAAGTCGATATTCGACAAGGAAACTGAAACTGACAAGGCAAAACTCAAGAATAAGAAGCACGATGATAAGCATAAGAAGGATCATGAAGATGAAGACGAGGAGTTTGGAAGTGAAGACGAAGCGACGATTCAAACCATCAAAGCACAAATGGAAGCACTTCTTGCAAAAGACAAGAATAATAAAATTGCGAGAAAGACGCTGGATCAAATGATTGAAAGGGAGGATAAAATCAAGAGTTTGCGAAAGAAGAAGAGTGTGAAACAGATGAGAAGCAACACAAGAAAATTCGGACGTTTGTTACAACAAAAGAATTCGGCAAACGATCTCAAGTATTTCAAAAAATATTTGACGCACGAAGAGCAGACAGACGTGTTGAAAGAGCTGAGCGAGCTCAATAAAATGATGTTGGTGGATAAACCGTATCGCCTGACTTTACTAGAGTCGAAAATTCCTCAGCATTACAAGGCAGTCGCTTTGAAACGTATTCAGAACTTGCGCTACATGGATTCGTGTTCCGGCGAATACTTCAAGGTGAAAAATTGGGTCGACACGTTCATGACGATTCCGTTTGCAATCTATAAGACGCTGCCGATTACGATGGATGCCGGTGTGGAACAGTGTCATGCATTTATGGAAGATGCGAAAGACATTTTGGATTCGGCAGTATACGGGCTCAATGATGCCAAAATGCAAATTATGCAAATGGTGGGTCAGTGGATTTCAAACCCGTCGGCACTCGGTTCGGCGATTGCAATCAAGGGCCCTCCGGGAACCGGTAAGACGACGCTGGTCAAGGAAGGCATTAGCAAGATTTTGGGAAGAGATTTCGCGTTCATCGCATTAGGCGGAGCAACCGACAGCAGTTTTCTGGAAGGACATTCATACACGTATGAGGGCAGCACGTGGGGTAAAATTGTGGAAATTCTAATTCGATGCAAGTCGATGAATCCGGTCATCTTCTTCGACGAGCTGGACAAGTTGAGCGAGACGCCCAAGGGCGAAGAAATCGCGGGAATTTTGACGCATTTGACGGATACGTCTCAAAACAGTCAATTTCACGACAAGTATTTTTCGGAGATTCCGTTTGATTTGAGCAAGTGTCTCTTTATTTTCAGTTACAATGACGAATCAAAAGTCAATCCCATTCTTCTTGACAGGATGTATCGCATTCATACCAACGGGTATACCAAAAAAGACAAGACGCATATTGCGCAAAGGTATTTAATTCCGAAAATCCAGTCGGAAGTGGCATTCAAGCCGGAACAGATTATTATCGCAGACGAAACGATTGAATACATTGTGGAACATTACACGAACAAGGAGGATGGTGTGCGCAACTTGAAACGCTGTTTGGAGATTATCTTTACCAAGCTGAACTTGTATCGCTTGATGAAACCAGGAAGCAAGTTATTTGACAAGGACTCCAGTTCGATTGAGGTGACGTTTCCATTCACGGTCACAAACAGTGTTGTGGATAAAATGGTTAAAAAGGCGGAGACCAACAGTCCTCCCATGTTCATGTACACGTAAATTCACTGTGTCATATTCACCGTGTGAGTTGTTATAATAATTAACAAAAGTATAAAATAAAACAAAAGTATAAAATAAAACAAAAGTATAAAATAAAACAAAAGTATAAAATAAAATAAAATACTATATTTTTTATTTTATTTTATTTTGTAAAAATACTATGTCCTAGCAATCATAAGTGCAGCTCTCGCTATAAGCGATTCCCCACTTCATTGATTTTGCATTAAATGTTGGATTACTGACTTGCACACTATTTGGATTCGGGCTGGTTCGCAAAACGGATTTGCCTTTCAAACGAGCCAAGTAGCGATCATAGGAACCGTGTTTCATGTCGACACCTTTACTTCCACCGGCAGACATGCTTCCAGGGCGGAGTCGCGTCAAAGATGAGCGCGTCGAGTTGCCGTGCGACGGAACATTCGAATGCGTTACACCGGGGACGGCGCGATCGCTCATTTGGTTCCAATTTACAAATGCGAATTGACTTTGGGGGGGCGTATACACGTTCAGCGCGGATTTATTCATCGTGTATTCGGATGACGGGACGCGCACCGTATTTTCAATTCGTTTCACATTGTATATACTGTTTTGATTGCTAAATTGCGGTCCGGTATATTCTTGATAGCTGGGAAAAGCGCCACAACTTCTACAGCCAACGGGTTTTGTTGTCGACATTTTTTTATTTTTAATTTATTTTATTATAATGTATAGTAATGTATATTAATGTTATAATAAAAAATTTATAATTTATTATTATACCTAATCTTTCTATAATTGTTTGTTATGTTATACTAATCTCTCTTTCTACTTTCTAAAATTCTAAAACACATAATTTAAAATTCGGTGGGTCCGAGCGTTCGGTTTCCGCCTCGTTGGTTAATGTAGTTCACTTGATCCTGGCTCAAACATGCGCACCCCATGCTGTCAGAATACGTGGATGGGCAGCATTCCGGTTTGAATTTATTATCGGCAAAAAAGAACAGTTCGCCTTCAGGTAAAGGCACGGGCGTTCCGACGTTGTCCTTGTACGTGTTCAGGCGATTCTTGTTGCCCATTCCGGAAGCGTACCGTTTGGCAGTTTGAACCCAACCCATTGTATACGAATCGTCAATATTCAGTTCATTATTGCTTAAATTGACAAATCCTTCTTTTTTAGCTTTACCAGCTTGTGCTTTATCGACTTTTTTACCGTTCATTACAGTCATTCCTTCAACTATGCCGTATTGAAAACAGTCACAAAACATGAACAATCCTGCAATCATGCCGATGATAATGCAAGCCACGACAATTTCGAGTCGCGCTTCATATCCAAAAAGTTTTAGTTCCATTTATAAAATAAAAATAGAATAATATTATTAATTAATTATTTATACATTTAGAAAAGATAAAAATAATTAAAATTATTTAATTGTTTGTTTGTTTGTTTGTTTGTTTGTTCAATTACAGTTTTTCCTAAATAAATATCATGAATTATGTGAAATCGGTAAACTATTTTTTTATGACTTCCATCTAGTATTTAAAATATTTAAAATAAAATAGTATTTAAATTAAATTAATTATTTTTTATATTTTTGATAATAAACTTTCCACTTTATGAATGTATTTTTTTTGGGCTTTTTCTTTTTTTAATCCTTTTCTACTTTCCCAAGCTCTCCATTTAGCTTGACCTTTTAAATCAAAAAAACTAGGTTTTGATACGTTACAGTCACCACATGTTACCTGTTTATATAATCCATATAAATATAATAAATTATCATTATCTAAATCAGTTAACGTGTTTACATCTTGAACTGCTTTATTGAATTTTTCTTCTACAGGCATTATGTTTATACGGAATGTGGATCTATATAATACGTGTATATATATTAAATTTTTGTTATATTTGTTGATATAAATTTAACTACATTATTCAATTTTATTTTGACATATTTACCCCGGAACCCCGGGAATACCTTGCGATGAGTGAACGTTTAATATGTTGTTTGAGAATCCAATCAAGTATCCCATCGGAACAGATATTGCGAGAAAAAATATAATTCCGGCAGCCGCCAAAATATCTCCGACGATCGGTATAAAAAATAGTAATATGATTGCTGCCGCCATGGCAACTAAAATAATAATCACAATTTCAAGAATGGAACCAATCAAGCTTTTAATGGATAAATATACACCTAATAAAGTATAAATTACAGCAGTAACCACACCGTTTGATTTTCCAAGCATGGATTTTGTCGTAACGATTGTTTCGATAAGCGGTGTCATAATATTAAGAATTCGAGACATGATGTCAGATGTAATTTCAGTAACCGAATTTCGTATTTTATTTACTAGTTCGCGCATGTCATTTACGATGCTCATAATTTCGCCCACAGTTGCAGTAATAATGCTTACCGTATAATGCACTGGTATAAGGGCAATATCGCTAATGTCGGTTAAGATATTTTGAGTGCATTCTGCGAAATTTTTTTCAGCGTATTCCATTTTCGACATATTGTCTGGCGCATTAATCATTCCGGCAAACGGCATAATATTGGGTTTACATTTTTGATTGTTCCAATCTGCTCGTAATTGTTCGATGTTGATTTGAATGTGGACATACGTAATGACAAGTATGAATGCGACGCATATAATGATTGCAAAAAAAACATATTCGCCGTATCGTTCTAAATATGTTTGATTTTCATAAATGTCTGATATTTTATCAATCATATTGGATGGAAATGGATTTGACAACGGTTTACTCATAATAATTTTCTAATAATTTTATAATAATTTTATAATAATTTTCTAATAATTAAAAAAATGAATGTAAAACGTATGTATGTATAGCTAATATTAGTAAATATTAAAATAATCGTTTAATAATGAATTAATCATTTAATAATAATATATAAAAACAATATTTATAATTCTATAACCGGTTCAACTAAACATGATTCTATTAAGCTTTGATGTCGGGATAAAAAATCTTGCATATTGTCTTCTTTCGATGAATGAAAAAACAGAAGCCGGAGCCGAAGCCGAAGCCGAAGTCGATGGTAAAAATTTTATAGAAATAATAAAATGGAATATAATTGACTTGTCTTGTGATCAGGTGGAAGCGCCAGCAGATGCAGAAGCAAAGATTTTAAATGCAAAAAAGTGTTGCGAATGCAAAAAGGTGGCAACTTATTGCACGCATTCAAACACAATGTTGCCAGAAGATGTAAAAAAGTTCTGTAAAAAACACGCAGAAGAAGCGCAACTGCCGCTTCATCCAAAACTTTTAAAATCCAATTCGAAAAACGGACACACACCGTATATTGTTCCGCTTTCCATCATGAACAAAAAAGTGTCGTGCAATAAAATCAATATTGTTGATCTAGGAAAAAACTTAAAACGTCATTTGGATTTTATTTTCGCGGAGCACGTGGATAAAATCGACGCAATTCTGATTGAAAATCAAATTGGAAATTTGGCGGGAAGAATGAATGTGCTACAAGGAATGATTTCGCAATATTTTATTATGCGAAATATAACAAATATTGAATTTATATCAGCAACAAATAAATTGAAATTATTTAAAACAATTATAAATAAAAAATCTGATTCAGAGAGCAAAGGAGGAAATTTAGATAATGTTTTAGAAAGTGAAAAAAAGTTATACAAAATGAGAAAAGATGCGGGAAAAATGGTGTGCAGGTCTCTCTTGTCGTTTTATCCAAAGTTGAATGTTTGGATAGCAATATATGATAAACATAAAAAAAATGATGACTTAGCGGATTGTTTTCTTCAAGGGTATTATTACGCGCACCTGCATTTTAATGAAACCAATACATCCGCCGCTGCATTTGACCTAGATTCATTTTTATCAAATTATCAAATGTAGAATAATTTTACTTTCTAGGTTTGAATAAATAGAGAGATTAGAGAGAATAATAATAAAATGGAAATAATAAAAACTAATAAAATTATACAATTGATTCAAATTCAATAATATAATTATTATGCGTATGACTTAAAAATAAAAGTTGTAAGTTAAATATTAATAATAAAAGTAAAACACAAGTTCAATGGAACCAGAAGTGATTGATTTAGGATCTTTGGATATCGGGGATGGTGGAAACGGTGGTAGAAAATCATCCAATTTCGGAGGGGGGTTAGAGTTGCTTATGAATGACAGATTTAAATCGGGGGGGGACAAAAACGCGTCGACAAATATACACTTGGACGATATTACAAGTTTGGAAGATGATTTGCGTGACATGGACTCGTCGTCATCTTCGAGAAACGTCAAAGAAATGCGGTCCGGTTTGTTTGGATCGGGTTCGGGTCCTTCTTCGCATTCGGGATCGTCGTTTCACGTGAATAAACACGATTCGCTTTCAAACAGCATTGGAGGCGTTAACGACGATACTAATGGCGGCATGAACGGCGGTAACGGCGGAATCGGCGCATCAACTGCGCTATTTGACGACGACAAACCGACGTGGGACGGGTTTGGGAAGTTTAGCAATGTTCCAATTCATCCGGATGTGCCGATTGATTCGCACCCACAGCTCACAAAGGAAGAAATGCTTCGGGAGAAGTTCAAATACCTAAAAAAGTTTGAGGATTTAGAGAAAAAGGGGATTCGTCTAACTAAAAAATATGATATGGAATCGTCGCTTTCGGAAATGAAGGGCGAATATGAAACGCACGTGGAAGAGCGAGAGCGCAGAAACAGTGTAAAATTCCAAGGAAAGATGTTGATGGCGTGTATTACCGGACTCGAATTTTTAAATAATAAATTCGACCCGTTTGATTTGAAACTGGACGGGTGGTCGGAACAAGTGAATGAGAACATTGACGATTATGACGATATTTTCGGAGAGTTGCACGAAAAATATAAATCCAAGGCAAAAATGGCGCCGGAACTCAAGTTGCTGTTTCAACTGGGTGGAAGCGCCATCATGTTGCACATGACAAATACCATGTTTAAATCCGCCATGCCGGGAATGGACGACATCATGCGTCAAAATCCGGAATTAATGCAGCAGTTCACGCAGGCGGCGGTGTCTTCCATGTCAAATGCGACGACGCGTAGTGGTGGCGGTGGATCCGGTGGTGGCGGTGGATCCGGTGGCGGTAGCGGATTCGGTAATTTTATGAGCGACATTGCCGGCTTGTCATCGTCGCGTCAAGCAACGGCGACACCGTTTTCGCATCAACCGCAGTATAATCCAGCACAACAAATGAACATGTCGATGCCGCCAATGCCGGTTTTGCCACAACGCCCGCCGCCTCCGCCCATTCAAACCAAGGGTGAAAATGCACCGCCGCCGCCGAGGCGTTCCGGTGACTTGACAAACATGAGACCGGATATTCTGATGGGTCGTGGCAATATGTCGCAAACGATACAGCAGAGTTTGCGCCCGGAGATGAAGGGGCCTTCTGACATTTCATCACTCTTGTCCGGTTTAAAGACAAAGACGGTGACGGTTGATAACTCGGCTTCGGCAGCAGCAGCAGCAGCCGCATCGAGTGTAACAATGAACAAAGACAAGAATTCGGCTGCAGGCGGAAGCACGATTAGCGCGTCGGATTTGAACGAAATGAAGAACGATAATTTTCCGAGCAAGAGTAAGCGCAAACAAAAGTCGGAGAGAACGTCGATTAGTTTAGATATTTAAATATTTAATTATATAGTTGTAATGATGGGTTATTATGATGTTTAGTTTATATACCAGTAAAAATACATCATAATAAGGAATTGTGCATTCATGCGCGATGGCATAGCTTAGTTGAAAACATGGCATCAAGTAATATTTCATCATGCATGTTCGATCCCTCGTAAACCGGTATAAATAAAAGTAAAAACCGGTCTAAAGCATATTATAGCTCAGAGGAAGAGCGCCGGGATCCAAAATATCGTCTGTTCAAATAAATGACTTGTTCAAGTCCGAAAGAACGGATGGTTAACTATCACTCGGAGGTCACGAGATCGAAACTCGTTGTGTGCATGCAATCATTTTTTATTTTATTTTATTTTATTTTATTGATTTCGATCTTCTTCTTGTCCTATTTCTACTTTTACTTTTATTCCTGGAATTCAATGATTTTGTAACTGTGCTCGTTATAATAGTATTTTTTGTTGGAGTTCGTGTTCTCGCTCGTTTAGTAGAAGTTTTATGAGAATTTGTTCTTGTGGAAGTAGTGGCAACGGGCGCAATCCCCTGCAAAACTCGCTTTTTTATTTTCGAACTTAAATCTTGCTTGCTTTTTATATAATCGATCGCTTCAATTAATACATTCTGGGCTTCCGGGTCAAAATCATTATCCAAATTTAAAAACCCGTTTCGTTCTTTTGATTCGTAAAAATCTCCGCTATGCACGATTTCGTTTAATTTTTTACGCAATGCGCTATTATGTGGCGCAGACGAGCGAAGTTGGGCGGCAATGCCTTTTTGTTCAAATGAAGAACCGCCTAAACTGTTACGGTGACGACGACGATGGTGTATCTTTGTCTTCTTCATCTTCATTGTATATTTCATATTTTTATCCGTTTTATTTTTATATTTATAAAAATAACTATATAATAATAAAATAATAAATATATTAAAAATATTTAAAATATTAAATATATATTTATTAACGTATAAAAATTTTCTTATTAAAAAATAATAGAAAAAATGATTACCATTTTTTCTTTCATACCGGATAATTATATTAAACATGATAATAGTAGTGACAGTAGACCGACCATCTCTCTATTTTCGTCGATTAAAACTTCTATTTTAAATCAAACATATACAAAATGGGAATTGCTTCTTGTAACCAATCATGAAAATGTCTTGTTACAACAACAAGACCAACAAGACGTAGACGAGAGAATCAAGGTCGTGTATACCCCGGATTCGTATTTAAATTTGAATACACTATTCCAACTAAACAATTATAATAATAATAATAATAATACTGTGATAAATCCGCAATGCAAATACATTTCATTTTTCGATTTAGAACACGACGTGTGGAATGTAAACAAGCTGCAAATACAATTCAACTTGATGGCGTCGAGTGATTATGACATCATTGGCTGTGAATGCACACCTTCAACGCAATCCATTTCTGCAATAGTTCCGCGAACTGTTAAAAAATCAGAGTCGTCATTGTTCATGTCATGTCCGTTTTTATTTTCAACCGCGTTAATAAAGAGTGAGTTGTTTCAACATTATGATGAAACTGTTTTTCAGAATGAATACGAAAAAATGAATGACCGCAATTTTGCGCTAATACATACAGAAAATAATACGCTCATGGCACAGTATCACGCTTTTCTTCTTTATATGACACTTATAGAACGTAACATTTATTGCATTCAGTATTCAAATGGTGTTTCTAGTTCCAATTTCGGTTCCGGTTCCAGTTTTACGGCGAATAGCACACGCGTTTTCAATTATTCTCTCGTGACAACGTCATTACAAACTAAATTAACATGGTTACAAGAGTGCAAAACGTGTGACCATTTATTTTTTGTAAATGCGAAACAATATTTTGAAGAAAAATTCATACGAATTCGATTCTTCTCCGATTTTTGCAGTCCTGAAAGTTGCAAACAAGAGTATGAAGAAATGTGCAGGGTGAAACGAATGGACAATTACGGCCCAGATAAACCCTTGTATATCACTTTAAATGAAACATACACGCACGCAATTCTGTTAAATTGTCCCATTGTTCCCAAACTGTCTGTTCCTCCTGAACGCGTTCTCGGCTTGGCATTTGAACCCATACCGTATTTGCGATTGTCGTATGATTTTATTCATTTTGCAGATAAGTTTATAGGTGCGGGACACTACTACATTGGCCACATTCATCCGAATCTACACAGTCCCGTTTTTAAAGAACACCACGGTTTCATGTGGCACGTTTCTCGTCCGCAAATTCCGCCAACTCTGGAAGAAAAATACAACATGGGTGAAACAAATAAAAGAAATAAAATATCGATTATTGTTTCAAACAAGGTTAAAGCGCCCGGCAACGCATACCGTCACAAACTTGCATCCTTTATACTGATGAATAAATTACCAATCGACATTTGGGGGAATGGAACCGCGTCGCACTCTGCCCGTTTTCCGAATAACTCAAAAATAAAAGGTCCGTTCAAAGACAAGGAACCATACGAATCCTATGCACTAAGCATATGCATTGAAAACTACCGACACCCCCACTATTTTTCGGAAAAAATTAGTAACTGTCTCGTATATAATACAACCCCGATTTATTTAGGATGTATCGAAATCGATACATATTTTCCGGGACAAGTGATTCATTTGACGGGAGACATAAAACACGATGCTAAAATGTTGGTTGATATTTCACAAAATCCGTCGCTTTACATTCGAGAGATAAAACACGACGATAACGACAATGTTCTAAATTTATTAAAGAATTTACCATTTACTACACATTTGAAGAATTAAAATCGCATCCCGAGTTACATGGTTAACATGGTTACATGTTTAATAAATATTTTCGCACATTTTCAATGCAAGTCGACGCAATTTTGCGCGGTTTACCGTTGGTTTCTATGCACACGTGGTTCAAACAATGCGGATTTAACTCGAATGACTTTATAAGCTGTCCTATCGTTTTAAACTCATTCATAATTACAATTGCCGTTTTTGAACTGATTCCCGGTATAGTTGACAACATGATGACTCCAATATTTTCCGGTGTCACATTTGCATTTTTTTCTTTTTTTACTTTTAGCACGCTGCAATAATCGTAGGACTGTTGCGTCGGTTGCAGTTCATTTTGGTTACAGTTACTCTGAGTTTCATTCAATTCAATATTAAATTGCACATTTTCAACATTTACATTTTCTCTCGAAATGGCGGCAGAAACATGTTGGGGGTGGGCAGAAACATAATACGACTTTTTTATTTTCACACTGGACTTTTTCCCATCCATTTCGCGCTCCAATTTGTCTGCCCAGCTCGAAACCAGATCGCATGTCTCTAGAACATTCATGGTTCTCAGAACTGAAAATCCCTTGTAATAAAGAATGGAAAACATGGAAGATAAAAGTGTTTTTTTATTGATGCATGTGTATTTATTCTCTCGATATTTTGAAAGATCGCCTTCAATCAGATAAACGATATTATGATTGGGAACGGCTTGGTAACCATCCAGTCGAAATGACTGCTCAGCGTATCTACCGTCTTTTATGCTGGATGCCAAATCATTCAAACTTTTTCTCTCGAATAAAACCAACTCTTCTCCGATTTCATTTTCATTTACATCTATTTCTACAAATGCAATATCGCCAATTTTCAAATTATCCACTTTCAATTTTATATTACTATTGCTATTGACAGCATCATTCATCATTTTCAATTGTAACAATGCAATAAGTTCCTTCTCTCTAAAATCGACTTTAATAAGCAACATTTTATATAAAAAGATTGTCTAATTGTCTGGATTGTCTTGTCTGAATGTATTATAATTTATGAAAAAATCTCTCTATTATTTTTTCATAAATATTTTATTTGCGATGAATCAGGAATCCGGTTGGTTGTATGTTCCCTGTATCCCTTATTATCCCAAGTTTGTGCCGTATGCGCGCCGACCTGCGTTAATATACGGCGTCCAGTTGAACAAGAAGTTGGCATTCAAAGCCGGAGTTGCAATCATGTGTCGGCGCCCGAACGGAATCATAAATCCGGTTCCGGATGGTTGCGCTCCACCCTTTCGCATACCGCCTCCATTGTCCGTGTTTGTATACATTCCGTTTGTGCTTCCAGTTGCGCTAAATATCGCCTTGCGAGCAATTGCCGATCTGCCGTTTTGACTTCTTGGAGTGTTTCGTGCCATTGTTTTTTTTGTATTTTTGTGTTTTATATATATGTTATATACATATACCTCAACATAAAAATATTTATTTATTGTTGTTAAATAAATTATAAAATAAATGAAATACATTATTATTTGATTTTTTTTTAATTTTATTTATTTTTATAATTTGTGAATTTAAGTATTTAAAGAATATCTTCATGTTATTTATATAAAAATAAAATTGAAAGTAAAATGAGTCAAAATTCTGGAAAACCGACTTCTTCAGACGGTGGCGGTAACAGCGGTAACAGTGTCGCAACTACCGGCGGGTTTCGTTTGCCATCCAACATGTGCATGCAACACGCATCCAAACTGGCAGTTGTTGAAGACCGACCAATTATGCTTGATTATTGGAGTCAGTCCATCGAAAAGAAAGTTATTATTGGCGTAAAAGAAAATGGAGAGAAGCTTTTGGTAAAAAGCGAGGAGGAGTATACGAGTCCAATTGGAAAAATATTTAAAATCGAGTCGGAATATATTATTCTTACCGAAAACTCTATTTACATTGTATCTTCCGATATTCAGTCAAATCGAATCAACTAATCTTTCTTTTCAGTCGATTTATTGGTAAAGGTAATATAATTAAAATAGTTATATTTTTATTCTTACATTTTTATTCTTACATTTTTATTTATATAAACAAAAATGTAAATCGTGTATGGCCTCTGGCTTATTACCCGTGCTGCGTTATACTGGAGAAGCTTGAGAAACGAGAAGCGAATTGCATTGTAAAGGTTGTGGGGCACTTGGTCCAAATCCTAATCCTAAACCCATACCTCCTCCTCCTCCCGCTTTATAGAACCTTTGTTTTGCAGATTTCAACATGGATGCTGCTCTTGCTCTTGCTCTTCCTTTTGATTTAGTCATTCCTTTTGATTTGGATTTCATTACACTTCGTTTCACACTTTTATTATGACGACGACCACGGGTCATAAACCTACGACGACCGCCAGCAAAAACAATATTTGATTCTTCTGCAACAATATCTTTAATTATTCTCATCATTGTAATATATCCAATCCCTCCAATAATTATATCTTTCACACGTGCAACTCCAGGAGAATTTAACGGAATATCCTGTCCATTCATTCTTACGGTCATAGCATTTAATGCCGCAATATTCGTTTGAACGTTGCCCATCTCTGTGGCTAATGCGGCAATTACGCGTACATGAGTTTCCTGATCCGGATATCCAGGACGTTGATTAGCCCCTTCATGTAGTTTAGATTTAGATACTACAGTTCCGAATGGAGGTATGGGTGATAAAATTCCTCTATAACTAAATAATAATATTCCATCAGGAAAACGTGCACTAACTACAGTATCCTCGAATCCTCTAGGAAACATAAAAAAACCATCTTCATAAGGAAGATCGCCAGGACCAAACGAGTTGTCCTCTCTTCTTATGAACTTATTGATGGGTGTATCTTTTGTAACATAGCCACCATTCTGGTCAACAAACGTATATGCATATAAATCATTAACGGCGGAATCCTGACCTGGCGGGGTTATACCTATACATTTACGCCGTTTGTTAGAAATACTTCTACTATTCCTACGATTGAATTCATTCGTGCTCATAAAACCACGTTTTAGTGGTAACATTCTATACGTAAAAAACTCGGGACATATTACCCAATTACTAGCTAAACTAAATGTACCAATTGTTTTGTTAGCATCTATGATTTCCATACGTTCCATTTCTGACATACCGGCCGCATTCGTGTCTTTTAAATTTTGCGCAACTCGTGTATAAGAATTTCCTACAGCATACCGCAATTTTACTAGATTTGTTTGAGTATTATTCTTGTTAGCGGTTATATTTTTGCTACTTGGATCAACCATAAAAAAATAACGATAATTAAAATTATTCGCGTCAACAGCGTCTTCAACAACAAAAGCAGCATTGGTTATATCAACTATATTAGTCAAATTTCGACTTAATGTATTGTTTCCGCCCGCACCAAAGTTAACAAAAAGCGAATCCCTCATAAAAATGTCTTTTGTTAATATTTCTTTAGCTGGGTTTCTAGGATCTGCAAGAATGCTACCATTGCAACCATTATGTTCATCTGGAAAACAGAATCCTGCTCGAACAACGCGCGTATTACCATCACCAAGAGTCGCAGGAGTTCCGCATGGCACTGGACCATTAATTTGTCCTGCCACAGGAATAATAGGAGCACCCGGTCCAGCGGCAGCAATAGCGGCAGCAATAGGGCCACCAGGTGCTAAACCTGCAGCTATTTCCCTATTAATAGCGTTTTGTATATTTGGATCAGCTGCCATTGCACCACCCATGGCGGCAAGTGTGGCACCACTAACTCCGTTAACTATACTATCAGCTGCTGCTTGATCACTACCTATCGCAGCACCCAAAGCTTGTTTTGCTCCTGCATCAGTTCCTATAAGATTTATAATTTGTGTTGTTAACTGTCCAAATTCAGCTGCCGATGCTGGATCAGTTAAAGCAGCTAATACATCTTGTGCTCGTGCTTGTGCCATGTTATTTTATTTTATGTTAACTATGTTATATATATATATATATATAAATTTTATAATATATATAAATATATATAATTTTATAATATAATTTATATAATTTTGATAGTAAAATCAAAATTAAAATACAATACAATCATAATAATTAAAGTAAAGTAAATAATTATTCCTAAATAATGAAGTTTTTTAAAGAAACAAAATAAAAAGAAATAATAATAATAATAAAAATAAAAGTTAACAGTTAGATAATAGTAAATATTTTCCGATGAGCGTATTCGATTCCAATACTTGTTCAGGAGACATGCGAACAAACCACCCGAATGCAGTTCGCCGCAGCAGTTCGCGTTCGGGAATGTAGAGTCCCAGCGCATTCGCATCCAAATCAACGTCTTGGTCGCCCATTAAATCGTCAATTAAAATCGCGTTTCCGCCGGAAGCCGTTTGAATTCCAAACATGGTCGAAGTAATGGCGCTCATATTCCCGTTGATGATTTCAGAGTAGCACCATCGACCGCACTCTCCCAGGAAATCCATTTCGCTCGTATAATCTTTTGAAATGAGCACTTCCAAATAAGACACGTATTTCTGAATGACGGGACTGTTTCGTTTACAACCCATGATTTCAGTGCTCGGGAAGAACTCCGCCACGGCACTGACGGATGAAGTTGCGCGCATTTCGCCGACGAATGCAGACGCCGGAAGTAACGCGTTATTATAAACCGTGATTAAATCGCGGAAACAAATGAAGGAGGGAGGGACGCGCATGCCGCCATACATTTCCAGCAGTTTCGCGAATGCGAGTTCTCTCAAATGTGGGCGAAGCGGAGACGGTAAATTTTGCGGTTGGAGTGTCCAACCGGGCATCAATCTATGAAACGACGCGTCGTCGATGAGGCACACGTGAAACGAATCGCTGCATTTTTGAATTATGCTTCGTATCGTTAGATAAATATACGGCTGGTTTAATTCCGTGCTGTTTCTCGATCCATAGTTCAGCCAGCGCCTAGAATTGACATCATACTCAATATGAATCCACAAAATCGGTTTGGAGTTTTTCTTGTTGAAAATTGTATCATAGTGTTGATCGCTGAGTAAATATTTTCGAATTAAATCATTTTCGTCTAAAATCTCTCCATTTCTTGCAGAGTTTTTATATTGCATGCACATGAATGCGATGAAAAAAATTGCAACATAAAACAAAATATTACTTGCATAATTTGACATTCTTTTTTTTGTATTTTTTATATTATACTTACTGTCTTCTTATTCTATTCTTATATTTTTTATATTTTATTTCTATTTATTCTAATTTATTTATTCAATTTATTTATTCAATTTATTTATTCAATTTATTTATTATATTTATTATTCTATTTTATAATAAATATAAATATAAATGTCCCTTAACACCTCGACCCTGATTAAGAATTTGGATTTGGAAATCCGCCGGTCAAGTATTGTTCCTGGTTTAAAGCCGGCGCCATCATTCTACTCTGCAGCTCGTATCGAGACAAATATAAATTCTTTAAATCGCTCGTCTCGTATCCAAACGGCTGACTTCTATCCCAAGGCGAAGAAAAGAGAAACGGTTTTGGATCCCTAGAATCGCCACCGCCACCATTGTTATTATTGCCATTACTGATTAAATTCAAGTTGAAACCGCATGAGTCGCATGCACTAATTAAATTGGCCTGCATAACTTCGTCTGCATTTCGAATCAAGTATTGACGATAATCGGAATTGCTGGTGATGTTATTTTTCTCTCGTAACTGTTCGTTAATTACGGCGCCCGGTTGCCACGTGGCATAGTTGCGACCATCGTTCATAATCGGCGGAAAGTTGAAATGAATATTGTTTGATCCCGAATAACAAGTCCCCCAGCTCATAATAGAAATATTGATGTAATGAATAGATAAAAATATATGTTATATATTATATATTATATATTTTTTATTATATTTTTTTTACTATTTTTACTATTTTTATTCTCATTTATATTTTAATCATGAAGCGCTTTTAAAATTTCCTTCTTTGACATTTTATTAGTTGCCGGACCAAGTTTGGTTTTTGCTAAACTTCGCAACGAATTCACGGGCATATTTTTCATTTCATCCAAAGAAACAGAACCGGCAGGGTCTTCAATTATAATACTTTTAAATTTTTTAGTATTTACATTTACATGAGATTGGTTATCCAATTCATCATTTTTACTTTCATCATTTTTACTTTCAACATTCTCATTCCTAGTATCGTTTTTCATTTGTTCGTCGCTATATTTACCAGCTCCAGCTCCCTCTTCTCCCCCCTCTTCTCCCTCTTCATCACCGTATTCATCGCCGGCTTCATCTTCATCTTCATCTTCGTCTTCATCTTCATCGTCTTCATCGTCGTCGTCACTACTGTTATCAATGCTGTTACCAATGTAATCATTGCCGGAATGAATATTTGATTTTAATTCAATCACTTTAATTTCAGAATGAGGTAATGATGATTTCAAGTAGTTTGCAGATGATGAAATCGTTGATAAATCAATGATTTTACAAGAGCCGCCGCCATCTTCAAGCGCATTTCCACATTCATAACCGTCGTCGCTATCAGAATCATCAGAGTCGTCGCTATCACTCTCATCACTGTCATCACTGTTGTCACTGTCATCAGACACTTGAATTAAATTCGCTTGTCTTTGGTCCGAATGCTCCAGATCTTGTTGTTGCGTGGAAATCACATTCGCATTCGCATTCGCACTCGCATTCATTTGTTGTTGTCTGTATTGCGACGATTTCAACGATGTAACCACTTGTTGCAACAGTTGGGCTTGATCCATGACGGACTGTTCGAGCATGCTGATCCGTGTGCGAAGGTAATAAAAGATAATTCCAGAAAGCAGCATGCATATGACTAAACTAGCCATTGTAAATAAATCGGAAATATTGCTTAACATGTTTTATTTTATTTATATATTGGTTTTATTTTTATGTTTTTTACTAATTAAATATATTACATACTTGTTTTAATTTAAAATGAAAAAATAAACGAATTATTTTTTCATTTTTTCATTTGAAATTCTAAAGAAAATTTTAAATGTTAGGTAAATATATAAATAAAATTATGAGCGCGGGAAAAAAAGTTATAGCTGAAAACAAACCCACAGGAATTCCTCCTGGTTCAACTTATGAGGGAGAATTAATGTATGAGGATGATTCAACTTACGAGGGACAATTAATTGATGGCATTCCCAACGGAAAAGGTCGAATGACATATGGCCGTGGTGGTTTTTTTCACTCTGGCTCATACGTAAATGGGCTGCGCCACGGAAAAGGCAAGATTATAGATGGAAGTGGTAAAATTCTTTACGATGGCGAGTTTAAGAATGATGAAAAAATAGACGGAAAAGGTAAAACAACACATGGCAATGAAATACCAGTGAGAAGAACAGGGACTTATGGCATGAAACCTGAAATGATGGCTGAATTAGACAAAGTTTATGGTATGGGCTCAGGCGGAAGTAAATGCAAACGACGACAAAGCAAACGACGGCAAAGCAAACGACGGCAAAGCAAACGACGACAAAGCAAACGACGACAAAGCAAACGACACTAAACATTTATTTTACACCTTTTCTCATTTAAAACGCCCATTTTATATGAGAATACCCTATACTTCAACATCAACACCATGAATCATGTTTTTGGTATCGTTGATAATTTCAATCGGATAATCTAAATCTTCGAGAACTTTAACCCCCCCTTTCACTGAAGAAATACCTTTCCCCAGTTTATACAAGTATCGAATGGAATTTGTGTTTGTTGCGTCCGCTACCCTTTTAATCTTCATGTGCATGTTTTCAATGCGTTCCGCTTCTAAAAGCTTGCACAGCTTGGAATAATGCGTGGTTAGTAGCAAGTCCACATTGTCAAACGTGTTTAAATATTTAATGAATCCATATGCGCTGGCAACGGCTTCATACGGATTCGTTCCGGAATACAACTCGTCAAAAATGCAAAAGTGACGTTTTGTTTTATTTTCGAGCAAACAAGTAATGATTTCTCGGCACCTGCGCGATTCGGCTTGAAACAAACTGTCTCTCCCCGAAGTGTCTGGGATGTTCAAATAACTGTGAACAAATTCATACGGCACCAGTTTTGCTTTTTTATAAAATCCGTACCCGAATTGTTGAGAGAAGATGATATTCAACAGCGTGGATTTAATAAGCGTCGTTTTCCCGGCGGCATTCGGCCCGGTAATTGTTGCCTTTTTATTCAGCACAATATTATTTTTTACGGGGCGGCCATTCATTAGCGGCGCATAATACGAGGACTTGAAATACGTTTTCTTATCTTTTGATGATGAAGGCAATAAAAACGTGCAAGCGGCAATCTTTTTATTCTGAATAAGGCGCGATAATCCGGAGAGATGTTCCACATAGGAATTAAATCCAAACGTATAACTTACCGCATTTTTTACGGATTGGTCACAATGAAATCGATAATATAGTTTCATAATTGTTCCAATGTTGGATATATTTGCAAGCGTGAGTTTAAACGGCATTACATTTCTTATTTCATCGTGCAATTCAGATAGCGTTTGCGCGTGTTTCTCGTTTTCCGCGTGAAAAGCGTGATACAATGTTAAATTCTCTTTTTCAATAACCGAATTAATGAAACGAATGTTTTCAATGCTCGCACCAATGTAGCTTGTAAACGCGTGGATATTATTATGAATTAAAAACATGTTTTTATAGAACCGGTGGCATGACACAATATTCTGGTAAATTTGAAGGAAATAAAATGCAATCGAAATAAATATATATATTTTTTTATCCCATGGAACTGAACCGAAATTCTCGAATATTTTTCCAATCGGGTGATACTGTGCGATTTTTTTCAGCGAGGATATATACATGGATAAATCAATCGGCAGTTTCTGAAACCGAAGTATAAAAAATGGAATAATGAGTATGATGAGCGGAGTGAGGAGAGAAATTACGGGAGATGCCAGATTCTGCAATGAAAGAACTTGAAGAAACAACGATGACGAATTGAGCGGTTCCAGCATGGTAATGTCAATATAACCAAACTTGTCTTTGAAATTTTTATCGCCTTGGATCGAGCTCCAAATATTGTGAATATCGGAATACGACTTGGCGACGGCACTATCATTATCACGATCATCATGGTGATGGCGACGATTCGTTTGATAACATTGAATCAATTTTTGAGATTGCCGTAAAAATATTACATCGGATGTATAATATTTTGCCCACTGGTCTAAGAACCGCTTTCCATATATGGTTTCGGGGTTAAAAATATGTTCATACATGGTTTTTGTTTTTTCTTTTTCTTCTTCTTTTTCTTTTTCTTCTTTTTCTTCTTCCAACTTGGAACCACCTTTGTCTTTCTCTTCTTTTTTTTCGTCCTCCTTTTCTTTCTTTGATTCCTTTTCCATGTCGCTTTCAACTCGAACGAGCTCTAAATCTGTCATTATATGAGGGTCAATTTCATGTAATTTATTTTTGTCTAAATATGTTATTGGCAGACGAAATGTTGTAGTTATATCGGTATACTTTTTATTATTTTCCCCCGTTGTTTCATTCTTTGTCATCTTTAATATTATTATTATTATTAGTATTCGTAAAGAATATTAATAATTTTATGCTACGAATAGATAGATGGATAGATCTTTCACTTTCAAATAATTCTAAGAAGAAACGTTTATAGTGGAAGGCATCTCCGTAATCGCCGTGTTATAATACACCTCAAACTCTTTAATCTTTTTGATATCCCACCGAGTCACGAAATTAATTGCAACACCCTTTCGACCCCAACGCCCCGATCGACCAATGCGATGCAAATACGTGTGCACGTCCTTGGGCACGTCGAAATTAATAACCACGCCAACATTCTGCACGTCAATGCCGCGAGCAGTTACATTGGACGAAATGAGCACACGATGTTTTCCACCTTTGAAATCTCTAAATGCCGCATCGCGTTCCGATTTTTCCATCCCGGAATGAATGCAACACACCGGAAAATTATCCTGAACCATGGCTTCGGTTAAATCCGTGACTCGCTTAATACTATTGCAATAAATAATAGTTTGGGTAACTGAAATCAGATTGAAAATATCCTTCAGCGTGTTGTATTTATGCGAATCATCCTCCAGCGCAATCAAGTGCTGCACAATGCCTTCCAGCGTAAGCTGTTCCGATTTTACAAGAATCTTTACCGGATTTCTCAAAAAATTCGAAGCAAGTGCGTGCAATTCTTCCGGAAGCGTCGCGCTAAAAAGACACACTTGAACGCTCGAGCTCAGAAAATTAAAAATATTATACACTTGTTCCTTGAATCCGGCAGACAACATCTCGTCCGCTTCGTCGAGCACAATCATTTTTACATCGCTTCCACGAATGTGGTTCCTGCGAATCATGTCGTGCACTCGGCCGGGACATCCGACAATAATGTGCGGTAGCTCACTCTTCAAAAACGACACATCTTGAACCGTCGAAGTTCCGCCAACCAGCAACTGAATTTTAAGCGTCTTCATAAATACCGCTAGTCCAGAGACAACATCGTGAATTTGTTTTGCCAGCTCCCGAGTGGGAGCAAGAATAATTGCTTGCACCTTTTTAGCACTCGTGTCAATGTTTTGTAAGACGCCCACGGAGAATGCACCCGTTTTTCCGGTTCCAGATTGAGCTTGTGCAATCATGTCCTTCCTGTCAAAGAATGACAAGATGGATTTCTGCTGAATAATACTGGGATTATCAAACCCATATGCGTAAATTCCGCGCAACAAATTTGCATCCAAATGCTCCAGATCTTCCCATTTATTAAACTCTTTTATAACAGACGCCGACGCCGACGACGCTGATGCCGATCCACATCCGTCACTATCAGCAATCCTATTTATATCTTGTTCTTGTTCTTGTTCTTGTTCTTCTCTTTCTCTTTCTCTTTCTTTTTCGTATACGCTCATTTTATTTTTGGGTATTTATATGTATTATATTACATTCTATTTAAGCTATTTACAAAAGTATTATGTAAGCAGAGTTCCAATATCCAATATTCGTGTTTTGTATTACATATTTTGTAAAAAATATGTAAAAAATATATAATAAAGAATCATACAGATAATACACATGTAATTATATAATTATAATAAAAAATAAAAATAAGATAAAATGACTGCAACAACGTACAGTGCCGACTTTATTTGCACATATAAGTTGATGGACAATGATGATGACCGCAACATGATGTATCAAATCCAACTTTTACAAGCGTTTGATATGCGGAAATTTGATCAATATGAAATCAGCGAAAAAACGTTACAATTATACCAAAAATTAAAAGATTGCAACGAAGTAAAGGAAATTCTTGAAGAAGGGATTAAAGCAAACCTGCAAATGAATTTGTCTCATGAAATCATGTTCATGTGCTTATTTTCTTATCAGTTTTTTGACCTGTTTCATAAATGTTTAATCGATTATTTTAAAACCGGGTCGTCTTCTATTTCAGAAGAGTCGAAACGTCACTTGATTCATGCGGTGACATCTCCATAATTCCATAAAGTAGCACATTTGTTTTACCTTTTTATATTTTAATTTTTTATATTTTAATTTTTTATATTTTTATATTTTAATTTTTTATATTTTAATTTTTTATATTTTAATTTTTTATATTTAGATTTGTTGGAACCGTGTGTGCCACTCCTCTATGCATATATGATTGTGGCGATGGCGCGATTGTCATCATCCCGTAATTATCTTTATAGTCACCACAATTATCATCAGATTCTTCTGAAAGGAAATCTTTTTGACGAGCGACGTCGATGCATTCATAATACTCCAATATTTCTATTAATTCTAGAATAAAATTATTTTCACATTTTGGATTTAATAATAACTTTCGAATTCGATCTGATAAACTCGATAAAAGCGCATCTTTGTCTTTTTCTTTTTCCATTACACCCTTGTTATGTTAGGTAGGTCTAATTAAATTACTATAATATTATAATAAAAATAATAAATTAGAAAATATAAAAATATAAAAATATAAAATATTATATTATTATTAATTATAAGTAAATAAAAATGGCATCAACTCGAAATAAAAACACAACATCCGATTATTGTTTAGAACAAAAACAAAATCATCAAATATTCGGTTATACGGAATACAACCACTCGCAATATGGAGCCGCATATAAGAACGCACTACCGACGGTCGGTATTACTCCCAGCCACATGCCGCGAGAAGCATTTTCAAAAAATTCAATCGACATTGAATCCGCGCTTTTTGGAATCAATTCTACCAATTTAGTAACTCCTCAAGCTCCGGTCGCACCGAAATTAACTCCGCTTCCTGAAGTTGCATACTTTGAGAGAATCCCATTTATTTTACCGAATCCGCTGGTTGTCGAAAATAAACAACGCCCGTTTCCAGTTCCTTAGTCGGTCCTTTTCGTCCCTTTTCGTCCCTTGTCGTCCCTTAGAACCAAGGATTTAATTCTAGCGTTTTTCCCTTCATGGTTGACAGGGTCGGCGGCGGAATGAGCGTGTACATGTTGGAGACATCGCGCTTGTAATTTATATAAGCGCGCGCTTCGCTAATGAGACGAGGAACGCACCAGTTACAAACCAAACCATTTAGAGCTTCGATTTGTTCGGTGATGTTTGTCGGTTGATTCATTGCGCTCTCTAAATAAATGCCGCGCATAATCATTTTTAAATTATCACAATCTTGTGGCCCAATGTCGTATTTACCACCACTTTGGTTGTATACGCCGGCACGAATCCCGTTTTGTATAATTTGCATATTTTGTTCGCTAAAAAATGCCAGTGACATTGGGGTGTCGTTCCAGTTTCCAGTCATTGCATCCGTAAACGATTTGCATTGTGATGAAATGGGTATTCTATCGAAAAGTGCAAATTGAGCCGATGGCGAAGGGCTTTCAATGTCAAGACGCCCGTTTGAAAACTGTTTAGGAAGAATGTTCTGATTCAGATTTAGATTCATAGAATTTTGCTTAACTATTTTTGTATAACGTTTTATTAAATGATATTTATATATTTATATTATAAAAATAATTAATTTTAAATTTATTAAATTTTATTATTTTTATTGAATAAATATTTACATTTTATTGAATAAATATTTACATTTTATTGAATAAATATAATATAATAGATAATATAATAGTATACTTACTTATTTTCAATAAAATGACATTTCAAACCACGGTTTTATGGGTAGCAGTTTTTATATTTCTTGGAGCTCTCGGATTTATAGGTTATAACATTTATTCTTCGCAATACAATACTGTAAATTGGCCGCCATTTGTATCCGACTGTCCGGATTACTGGACATCCGACGGAACAAACTGTAATTCAGGTTCTTACAATTTATGTTCAGGAACAACCACATTTAAAATAAAGGATTATCCGAATTTATGCGACAAGTTCGACTTTTATACAAAAAACAAATGCGGTTCACAAATCGGCTGGTCCGGCGTTTCGAATAGTTTGACTTGCACTTAAGGATTCACAGTGCGTGCTGTGCGCATATTTCATTTTCGAAATTCCGATTTATCTATACTCGTCATGATGCGCTGATAGTCAGTATGTTTTTTTTCAATATCACTATAATCCGGTTTTTGAACAACCGTAATCGGAATTATCAGCATCCATCGATCCTGTTTTTGAAGTTGCAACCAATATTTATCAATCGCATAATAGTAATGATGATGCGACTCCTTCATCAATTTTGTGATGCCTTCTTTTATATTCGAAATGAGCGCGTCGTAATAATGGCGTTTTACAATATACCCGGTTGTAGTTTGACAGTGCGATACTCGAATGCTTACGCCGTCGTTGGTTTCGAAAGGAGGCAAGTTATTTCCCGCAAGAAGAAGCACGTCCCACTTGTTTTGTTTATTTAAAAAAAATGATTCTGCATTTTCGACAAACGTATCCGGTAGCATGAACAAGATGTCATCTTCTATAATCATAACGGACTCCCACTTCGCCTCTTTTGCCATCTGAAGACATTTCAAGTGACTCAAACTGCACCCAATGCGCCCATTTGCATTTTTAATCGCGTTGAATCTTGTAATATTACCCGTCATTCGTAGTTGCTCCAGTTGATTTTCTATATGCCGTTTTCGATCGGTTCTATGCTCAAGGTTGATATAAAATCCCTTGACTTCAAAAAGCCCGTTGATATCTACGTCGTCGACGTCTTCATATTTCCACGTTTCATTCTTAAAAATTGAACACATTGTTTTATGCTTGCTACTAAATAATATAGGTTCATCATTTTATATTCATTTCATTTATTCATTTCATTTATTTTATTTCCTTTTTATAAAAGTAAAAGTAAATAAAAGTAAAAGTAAATAAACGAAAATTAATCAAATCCCACAATCGTCATTCGCAGCGTGGTAACAAGTTCTTTATCTTTATCCCCCCCATTCTTTGACGAAATTGCTTTTTGATAATCTCTCGCCACCTTTGTTTCAGTTTCAACAATCTTTTGCAACAAATCATTCTTTTTATAACACGATTCGACCAATTCGGCGAATTCGTCTTGTGCTGTTTTCACCTTGAACATGTTTAACCCGGGTCCATTTCGTTTTGCACACCATGTAAAGAAATCGTCGTGACTGTGCAGCAACACCGACGTCAGCACATAATATGCAAACACGTTTGTATTCTCTCTGTAAAACGCATCCGTCATTTTTTTAGAATGCGCAGAATCGCTAACCATGAGTTGATAGTTGACCCCCATAAAATCCAGAACCTTTATGCACTGGTAGAGAGAAAATATGCTTTCCAAGTGTAAATAAAATTCAAAATTTTTCTTAAATTGTTTTGCCGTTTTAGATTCCAGTGACGGCGGATTTTTAAAATACGTTTGAAATGCAACATTCATAATTCGAGCCCATATTTCCGAATACGTTTCCGATAGTCGAATGTCGACTCCCTGCGGAAGCGAAAATATCTTTTTTATTACCGTATCGTCTACATCATGCAGTTCCGCTTCAAAATCATTACCGAATGTGTGCATTGTTTCATGTATGAATACTTTGAACCACTCTTCTTGTCTATAAATGACAATTTCATTGTTTTTCTCGCAACGATACGTGTAACCGGTATTTGCGTTGACCGGACCGATAACCTCGCTTTTATTTTCAGGCAGTTCTTTTTTAAACGGCGTCAAGTAAATATAAATATTGAGAGATTTGACACAGTTTGATTTTAGCGAAGCCATGTGCAACCACATAAAGACGCGGTGTGCGTACGTTTTGTAATACGACGCAGCTTCACAATTATGATTCTTAAATAGCACAAATTGTAAGAAAATTTTTCGTTCATTGATTTTGCATTCGAACGACAAGATTTTTTTCGAACTATTTTTAATGTATTCTCTCATTTCACTCGAGATATACTTTTCGGAAATTGATTCCGGATAAGGAACCTGGGACTGAATCTCAATGTCGCTTTCCTGAAATTTTAAACATCCTGATTTTGTTTGTGTGGTGAATTCGATATTAGCGGCATTGATTTGTTCATACAACTCGATAACCGAATCATGATCGTCGTCGTCGTCGTCATCGTCGTTACTATTATCAGCATGATGTTTTTTTTCATTATTTTTCTCTTCCGTTTTATGTCTTGTTGTTGGAGCTTCGCCTTTGCCTTCTTTGTGTTTTTTTTGAGAGGAGGTTGGGGTAGAATGTTCTCGAACATTTTGAACGCTGTCTGTCAATAACACTGCATTAGAAATATCAGGACTTGTCAATACTTTTGGTGTAACATCTGTCAACAATGATTGTATCGTCTTTTGAACAATATTGGAATCCAAATTCATTTACTTGTTTATGTTTATACAAATCAAATCCAATAATAGTATTGAGAGAAAATAAAATGGAGATATAAATTTAATTCTTGAATAAATTTTATATAAATTATTATATTATAAATATATTATAAAAAGGTAATTTATATTTATTATAAAAAGGTAATTAATTATATTATAAACTATAAAATAAAAAATATAAAATATATAAAATACAATGAAAATTAATTATTTCGGAGTTATTCTTATCATATTAATGATTTTATTTGCAGTGAAAATATATAAGGACTCTGACTCTTTTAATTTAAGGTGTATTATTTCAAAAGTGGACGGAAACACATACTGCGTTAGGGAGAGAAGTAAACTAGAATTAGCGGCAGATTTGTTAGCAGAAACAACAAAAAAAATGAAACGCTTGGTGAAATACATGAATTCAACTCACACGTCCAATCCGGCAGTAAAACGCCTGGTTGAAAACTTCAACCCAAACAAAATAAGCGAAACGCTGCCCACGAGTGAGCATACCGCATATAGCGAAAACAAGGGCGAAAAAATGGCGTTTTGTTTGAATGAAGATAAAGAAGGAACGCGGTTAATCGATTTGAGCACGCTAACATTTGTTGCCATTCACGAACTTGCGCATTTAATGACCGAGAGCATTGGACACAAGGAAGAATTCTGGGACAATTTTAAATTTCTTCTCGAATCTGCAAAAAAATCGGGAATTTATGAACCGGTGGATTACGCGAAATCTCCGGTGCAATACTGCGGAACACGCATTGATGAAAACCCATTCTATAAATAAAAGTTGAAACATTCAAATTATAGAAGTATTATCGAAAAATCGAAAATCATTTTACACAAAACAAGAATTTCATTTTTTAGGGATATTTTATATCTTTTATATTTTCTCGATTTTTATTTAAAAATTATAATAAATAAAAATTGAATTAAACTTATCTCACTATAGTATATCAACAAGCAACCATGAGCATGGCGAAGGCGAATGGATCTGGAACTTACAATTTCGCATCATACTTGTCGTCTCTGTATATAAAACAGGGTGAAAAATGCACTCACACGCGACTAAAAGATGTAGAATTGGGAATCAAGGGTGGGGCGTATCTAATACCTGAATCTGAATTGGATGATTTTTACAAGAAATATTATAATCATGTATTTGTCGACGGAAAACAGGAATTTTTGACAGAGATTCAATATGAAGAAGGTGGTCCAATTCTTGTTGATTTCGATTTCAAATATGACATCAGCGTCGAAGAACGAAAACACACAAAAGACCACGTCGTTGACATGGTTCTATTATATATGAACACGCTGAAAAAGATACTGGATCTTGGCAGCTCTTCAGATATACCGGTGTTTATTTTCGAAAAACAAACCGTAAACTGCAAAAGCGACATGACAAAAGACGGAATTCATATGATTATTGGAATTCATATGGAGAGAAAACAACAAATGTACCTTCGGGCCAAAATTTTACTGGAACTTCCGACAATTTGGGGCGAGCTCCCTGTTACAAATTCGTGGGAGGATGTCATTGACAATTCCATCACCAGTGGAAAAACTGGATGGCAGCTCTACAACTCGCGAAAGCCGGGATGCAAAGCGTATTTATTGAAATATCATTTTATATTAAAACTGGGAACAAATCTGAGTAATGCCGATTGGGAGTTTTCTGAAAAAAAAGTCACCGATTTTAAATTTGACAAGGACTTCAAAATTCTTACAGCTCGCTATCGCGGACATCCGTCGTTTCCGTTGATTGAGTCATGTAAACCCGAAATTGAACAAATGTTTAAAACAAAAAAGGCGACGACACATTCTACAGGTTTGACATTGTCATCTTCTTCTTCGTCTTCGTCGTCCCGTATCAATATTGTTATGGTGTCGTCATCCGTTCCCATGATTGATTACAGCTTGATTACAAACAAGGAACAGCTGGAATACGCCGTGGGATCAATTATGAGCACGACGGAACCGCGAGAATATGAAATTGTCGAGACGCATAAATTTACCATGTCGCTTTCCAGCAAATTTTATGTGCCGTATGAAAAGTGGGTTCAGGTGGGGTGGGCGCTAAAAAATACGAGCGAAAAATTATTCCTCACATGGATTCTGTTCAGTGCACAGAGTGAGAAATTCGATTATTATAAAATCCCCGAATTATTCAAACAATGGCAAAAATTCAGGGTCGGAAAAAGTGAACTTTCAAGACGCTCCATCATGTTTTGGTCGAAACAAGATAATTCAAACGAATACAAGAAAATCCGCGAGGAAACGGTGGACTACTACATTGATCAAACGCTTATTACACACGTTGGAAAAACAAAGATCAACGAAGCGTCGGATGTCGACCTTGCAAACGTGCTATACCACTTGTTCAAGGGGCGTTTCGTCTGTGTGAGTATCAAACACAATGCGTGGTTCGAATTCAAAGACCATCGGTGGTCGGAATGCGACTCGGGAACTTCGCTTCGTTGGCTCATTTCCACCGAAATGCTCAGCATCTACTCCGAACGAAGCATGAAACTGTTGGACAGTTTGAACGAACACGACAGCACATCGGAGCAATTCAAAAGCATTCAAGACCGTTCGAAACGCATGACGGAGATTTGCAACCAGTTGAAAACGACAAGTGTGAAGAACAATATATTGCGCGAAGTTCGTGAAATGTTTTATGACAAGGATTTTATTGAGAATCTGGATTCCAAGCCATATCTTATGGGATTCAACAATGGCGTGGTCGATTTCAACGAAAAGGTGTTTCGACCTGGCCAACCGTTTGACTACATTTCGAAATGCACCGAAATCGACTTCTTGGAGACGTATAGTCCCGGGTGTTCTGAATATGCGCGCATCGAAAAAGAACTCGTCGGCTTCATGTCACAGCTGTTTCCGTCGCCGGAGCTGCGCGAATACATGTGGGATCATCTCGCATCCTGTCTCATCGGCGTCAATCGCGATCAGACGTTTAACATTTACAACGGTTGCGGAAGCAACGGAAAATCGAAACTGGTCGAACTCATGTCGCACTGTTTCGGGAAGTATAAAGGCACCGTTCCGATTACGCTGATTACCGAAAAACGCAACAAAATCGGCGGCACTGCTTCAGAAATCGCGCAACTTGTCGGCGTTCGATATGCGGTCATGAACGAGCCGTCGAAAGGGGATCGAATCAACGAGGGTCCTTTGAAAGAGATTACGGGAGGAGACCCGGTGCAAGCTCGTGCGCTGTATCAAGAAATGATCACATTTGTGCCGCAATTCAAATTGGTTGTTTGCACGAATGTCATGTTCGACGTGAAAAGCAACGACGACGGCACGTGGAGGCGCATTTGCAAGGTGGACTTTGAGTCGAAATTTTGCGAAGATCCTAAAAGCGACGATCCTGATATGCCGTATCAATTCCAAGTCGATAAACATTTGGACGAGAAACTGGAAGCATGGGCGCCCGTATTTATGGCAATGCTCGTTTTAAAAGCGTATCAGACCGGCGGAACTGTTAAAATCTGCGAGAAAGTTCGACTCAGCAGCAACAAGTATCGGAACAGCCAAGATTACTTGTCAGAGTTTATTCGCGATAAGATCAAAATTGTTCCCGGAGTCAATGACAAGACCGGTAAAGCATTTGCTGTCAAACGCGATGAACTGAATCAAGAATTCAAGGAATGGTATACGAGCAATTACGATAAGAATGTCCCGCGGTTCCAAGAGTTGCACGACTACATGGACAAGAAGTTTAAGAAAGTCGCCAAGGGCGGTTGGAGCGGCTGTAAAATTATTTATCCGAACGACGATGAAGATGCCGAATTTGACGAGCTGGTTGATGAATAAATGTAGTCCAAAAAAAAGGTTTTTAACTGGAAAAAATAAAATAAAAATAAAAAAAATAAAATAAAAATAAAAAAAGTTTTTTATTTTTATTTTATTTTTCTATTGTTTTACACACACAACACAATAAAGGCAAAAGACATTACATTACCTTTTACTCGGATAAGTGTCCGAGTCGCTGCTGCAAACGGTGCCATTCAAATTTTGCTTCAGGATCAATCTGGACATTTTTATACGCCTCGTACTGCTCCGGCGAGTCGTAAAAGTAGAGCTTGGGATCAAAATGAGTGCAGTTCACAACTTTCCACAAGAAAGTTTCGCCATAGGAACCAACTTTCCATGGATATTTGACTCCTGTGATTGCATTCACAATTGGAGTATTCGCCACATTCGATGGAAACGGACCGCGAAACACTTTCTTCTTTTCACCGCCATCTTGACTGTGATTGTCGCCACTGTTGTTGTTGTTGTTGTTGTTGTAACTCTTCATTATTGGCTGGATTCTATTGTTCGGTTGTTTCTGACTGTATAACTGCATATTTTAATGTAACGCAATCAAAATTCAATTTATGTTTTTATTCCCACTTTTTACAAAATGATGTTTTTTAACAGTTATGATAATTTAAAAAAAAAAATATATATATAATATAAAAATAGTATATTAAAATTATTATGGCAGTCGAAACCGGAAGATTATATACTGAACTTGGATTACCATCCGGTTTTTATCCGCGTAAAAATTATCTTGATTTTCATATGGACCGGCGCAACATAGGTATCAAACTACACACAGACAATGAGTTATTTTTTCCAGGAAACAAAGTTTATTTCATTGATTCCGACAAAAAAGTTGATAAGAGCCGAATTGGAACCATTTTAAATAAGAATAAGAATGAAGAAGGATCGCTTTCCAAAGAACCAATGTATCAAGTAGAATTTAAAAATGTCTCAGATGGTAGTAAACAAATAGATCCTAGTTGTCATCAATATAATTTAGTATTGAGGATGCCGGGAGAAATGCAAGGAGGTAAAAATAGAAAAATATCAAAAAAATATCGAAAATCAAAGCATCGAAAATCAAAGCATCGAAAATCGAAAAAATCAAATTAAATAAACCACCTGTTCGTTTATCCGTTCACCAAACTTCTTCACTTCTTCATTTATTTTTTTTAGAATTAAAATCGTTGAATGATTCAAAAAGCGACTTGAAAATGGAAATGCATTCTACAACAACTTTAGAAACATATTCTTGCACTTTTGACAACTCCGTTTCCTCTTTAAACGCAATAATAATAAAACTGTCCAGAGCATGAGGGTGCGGTTTTTTAAATCCACAAAATGATACAATCCCGTCTGGTTTATCATAATAATTCGAATACAATAAATATTCAATCGCTTTTCCGAGCGTGTAATCTTCGCCAATCAAGTGTATACAATATGCATTTTTCATGGTTGTTACTTCATTCGCCGGTTCAATGATGTTCTTGACTTTCTCTTTCTCTTTCTCCTCGCCACTACTACCGCTACTGCTGTGTTCCATATGAGCGAGCAAGTTTTCACATTTTTTAATCATAATGTCGCACGACTTGGTAATCAGCTGAACATTCGTATAAACGCCAACCGTTTCAATCACAAAGTCAAAACTGTCATTCACAAATATGCGCTGCGCTTCAAGAAGCTCCCAATTCTTCTTTGCAGAAGCCAGCTCTTCGCTCACACTCAAAGATGATGCAGATCCTGATCCCGATTCAAAACCATCGCGCAACCCCTTTTCTTTGGCTTTCCATTGTTTTTCAATCTCCTTTTCATCTGGCGTGCAACTATAGGAACAAGTGTGTGCCACATTATACATGCCGTCAAATTTAGCATTTGAAATTTCAATCGTGCAACTAAATGCAAGCGCTTCGCCACTTGGAACATTCGAAGACAATTTCGGTAATAATCTTGCAAATTCAATGTATTCACCAGATACAGAGTCGGGAGGAAATATTTTTCGAACCGTTGATTCTGGTAAATACTCGTAGACGACATCATCGTCGTCATGAGATCCGCCCGACTTTTCAATATTTTTCGCTCTTTTTACTTTAAAATCTTCAGTAGTGACGTATCGTATAGAATCCGTGTCGTTCTTCACATCCACTTCCACCACGTAATTTTTATAATCATTTTGAAATCCGTCGATTGTATGAACATGGTGAATTGGAACGCATCCCAAGCGCTGCTTTAAAAGCTCGTTATGAAGACGCGTCGTATTGACCGTAAAATTTGCCCTATTTTCTGCATGCGGAAATGTTTTAAACACGTATGTGTTAACATCAGACAATATGATTCTCCGAACCGCATTCGCAATGGACACGTTGCAGTTTTCCAATGTGAATGTGAGTCGTTCTTCTTTGTTGTTATTATATGTGGAAATGATTGGTTTTCGTGTTTGGCTCATTCTGAACGGATCTTCTTCGTTAATCTGATTCCTTTTATTGTTTTTATATAGTAACTATTATTAAATCAATTTTTAATTAAATAATATTCGAATTGAATAAAAATGATTAAATAATATTAATTAATTCATTTTTATTATTAATCTTGGTCGCATTGCAATTCATTCTCAATTATCATTGAATAAAAATCTTTTAAATTCCATCCCATTGAACATACTTGTTGAGGAATTATACTATTTTTTGTCTGCCCTGGTATAGAATTTATCTCTAGCATAACAGGGGCATCCAATATATTACTAAAAATGTAATCTATTCGAACTACGCCCTTGCAATTAAATGTTTCATAAATATGTTTGGATGCATGAGTTAATTTATCCAACATCTCTTTTGTAATATTTGCAGGCGTTATTTCCTGACTTTCGCCTTCGTATTTGGCCTTGAAATCAAAAAAAGTATTATTATTATCAATAATAATTTCGGTTATGGGAAGAATGATTATATCTGTTTTTATTTTAATTACTCCCACGGTGAATTCTCTTCCATCTATAAATTCTTCAACCAAAACTTCGTCATCTTCTTTGAATGCAGTTTCTAGTGCACTGCTCAATTCATCTGCATGCATTACTTTTGTCATTCCTATACTACTGCCCCCGTTATTTGCTTTAACGAATACAGGTAAAGTCAAGTTATTCAAAATTTTATCTTTATTGTTATTATTGTTGTTACTGTTTTTATACAACCTTATCGATTTTGAAACATTAATTCCATTATGCGATGCTATCGCAGTCGTGTAGTATTTATTTAACATCGTTGCAGAATTTACACACGAAGAGGATGTGTATTGAATATTTAAACAGTCAAAATACCCCTGTATTTTTCCGTCTTCGCCTGGTGTTCCATGTAAACATATAAATACTAAATCAAATTTTATTATTTGATTATTTAATATAATTGAAAAATTATTTTTATTTACTTCGACTTGTTCGTTTTTTTCATTTGTATAAAACCATCCATTTTTATTTATGTCGATAACATGACAATTCCATTTTTCAAAATCAATATGCTCAAATACATTTGCAGCACCCTTATATGAAACTATCGATTCGCCAGAATAACCGCCGGTTACTAATGCAATATTTTTTTTCATTTTATTATTTTATTATTTTATTTATATAATAAAATAATAAAATAATAAAATGAAAAAAAATTATGATAAAAATTATGTATAAAAAATAACTTAAATGATTCTACTTTACATTAATATATTATAAATATGAGCAGTATTGTTTATTACAGTAATCTTTGTGAAAAATCAAAACGATTATTACAAGTTCTTGCGAAAAGTGCGTGCAGCAAAGACATACACTTTTTATGCATTGATAAAAGAGAAAAGTCGCAGGACGGGGTTACGCACTTGATTCTAGAAAATGGAGACAAGATACTGCTTCCTCCACAAGTGAATCGAGTTCCGGCACTGCTACTATTAAATCGCGGAAATCAAATATTGTATGGAGACCAGATTTTACAGTTCTTAACTCCGGTAGAAAATGAAATGAAACAAGTTGCGACAAATAATAACGGAGAACCGGCTCCATTTTCACTAACGAGTGACTTTATGGGGCACGGAGTAGCATCAGACACATATAGTTTTTGGGATCAAAGCAGTGATGAATTGCTCGCGAAAGGAAATGGCGGAATGCGCCAAATGTATAATTATTCCACCATCGATTATTCAAATACAGGAAGAATAGAAACGCCACCTGATAACTATACTCCAGATAAAGTCGGCCAAGTGTCTTTGGAACAACTTCAAAAAAATAGAATGTAATTCTGTAATTCTATTATCATTCCATTTCATTTTTCATTTTTCATTTTTAATAAAATATCTTTATTATTTTTATTAAAAATTGAAATGTATTAAATATTATATAAATACATTAGTTAGTATAGTAATAATCACGCATTAAAAATGAATGAAAGCGACGTTGAATCTATTGGTTCGGGTTCAGGTGCAAATTCTGATTCCGACACCGGTGCCGACGAATCTTTAGAAAAGAGTGTTAGTGTGCATTTTAGCGACGACGACGACGACGATGACATTGAAGACATTGAAGACATTGAAAAGATGATGGAATCGCCTTCTTCGTCTAAAAATGATGGTGACGACGATGATGACGATGACGATGACGACGATGACGATGACGATGACGATGACGATGATGAAGAAGATCAGGACTTTCTTCATAAATTCGACAGTGAAACGAAAAAAAAATACATTGCAAGTCACCACCCTGAATGTTTATCATTCAATCATGAAGAAACCGAAACCATGTCTCGAGTCGTTCGAGATGAAAATGGAAGAATCGTTGACCCGTATCATAAAACACTGCCATTTTTGACAAAATATGAGAAAACGCGCATTTTAGGAATACGAACCAAGCAACTTAATGAGGGTGCCAAACCGTATATTGATGTAAACGCCACAATTATTGACGGCTACATTATTGCTCAACTGGAAATGGAACACAAGCGTTTGCCATTTATCATTCGCCGACCGATACCGAACGGCGGATCAGAATTGTGGAAACTACAAGACCTTGAAATTATTTGCTAAATTATTGCCATGAATAAATCATAACCATCATAATCATCATAATATTTGTAAAGTCAGTTAATATTTTTTCAGTAATATAATGTAACTCAGAAAAATTCCAAAAAAATTTTTTGCAAACAGGTCTAATATATTATACAATCCGTTTTTTAGATAGTATGGTAAAAATGCAACGATGCCATAAAGAGACCAAAAAACAAAGAAATACCAGAAAATTTTGATTCCGGTTGATGATGACTCAACAGCATATTTTTGATAAATAATGTAATAGTAGAGTAAAAATGGAATAAACCCGAGGAGGACTCCTGACAGCGTCGACAGAATGTTCATCTCTCCCAAGTATCCAAAAAACAACATTGCCCAGTTTAAAATCAAAACATTTGAAATTGTTTGTCCATTTTCAATTGCCAAATCAAAAAAATTGAGCCCCGTCGTGTCTTGTTTTTTCTCTCTTCTCTCTAAAAATATTAAATAGAATATTAGCGTTACCAACATGGTTGGCGTTGTAATCGTCCAGTCAATATAACGTTTCGGAGTGACGTTTGTTACGCTCGTAAAATTATACAATAACCAAACATAGAATAAACCCTCGATTGCTTGAACAGCTATTTCCAAAAAGAGTAAATGTCTTATAATATTGAATTCAGGAGATACGGACGCAAATATTCCAGTTGCAACCTCGATAATTCCGGTAATTACCTGAACTATAACTGATGCGACCAATGTTGAATAAAAAAAAGATTTTGTATTCATTTTTTTATTTTCGTCCAATATAATATAATTTTATTATAAATTTAATAGTTTATTTTGTATAAAAATAATATATTCATTCATTATACATTATTTTTATTATTATTATTATTATTATTTTTATTATTATTATTATTATTATTTTTATTATTATTATTTTTATTATTATAAATGTTACATGTCTGTTGGGCTTTCAAACGATTTATAATTAAATTTCCATTACATAAAAATGCTGATCAAAAAAAAATTATAAATTGTATTCAGCAATTGGAAAAAGACAATAAATACATAAAATATGAAGATAAAATTGGTGGAATTGGAACAAATCAAACCCTTTCATTTATTATCAAAGATGATACACTTATTATAAGTTGGAGTCATCTTTATTATGATATGTATAGTATAACACTTGTTTTGTCAAAAATAGATGACATCTATCATGATAAAATTGAAACATTTATATTTAAATATTACAAACACAACTTGTATGAATTCATATATGATGACATTCATTATTTCAAAAACATAAAACACATATGTAAAGATGCATTACACTTTCATAATTGTGATAAAAAAAAATATATAAAAATTTCGAAAAAAAAACTACAGTCGCCGGTGTCAAGTTCGGAATTATTTAAACACATACTAAATGAATTAAATATTGATGAATATAATATAACGGTTAATTTGCGAAAAGTATATCCCGAATATAGTGAACACTTAGGAATGTTATCTTGTTTGCCAGGTGTTGTAAAAAAAGATGATAATTTACAAGAATATATAAAAAATTTGTCACAAAAAACACTCCAAAAAAATCTTTTAAATAAATATCCAATAAAAACGTGCATTAATTAATTTCTGAATAGGAAAGTGGCATCTTTTATTGATGAAAAAAAAATTGTAAATGATTTATGTAATGTAAAATATTATAAAGAGACAATTATTATATTACCAGAAAATACAGATAAAAAATATATAAAAGCCGTATATTTATATTAGATTTCTCCCTTTATAAACATATCTTGCTCTAACACTTCCACCTCTTTCCACATTCAATGCACGTGACAAATGTCGTCATGGGTTCATCCGCCGAACGCGTCTGTAGTTGAGTATACGTGCACTTGTTCGACTTGCATGCGCGACAAGTAAACAAATCGGTGGATGCCTCGATTTTTAATTCATACTTGTTCTTGTCGCGATTCTTCTTGTCTTCGATGATTTTGGTCCACATTTTCGGATTCATGTCTTGGTGCGTCATAAATGCAAGCTCGTGAGGTTTTATTTTTTTTGACGTAATCATGCTCATAACTTCTGGATTATCAAGGTTGGTAACAATGCATTTCAACCAGTCAACGTACAGTTGAACAAAATAAGTGTTGTCCCATTTTTTCACAATATTCATCTCGTCTGCTTTTTGCAACGTTCGATTGTAAATACCTTTTTCCAGGTTGAGTGCAATCTTACCCGCAATGTCATCTGTTATTTGCTGCGAAAGTTTTTTGCGGATGTTTTGGCGAAACGATTCCGCATCTTGAATGATCATTTTTTTATCTGTTAACTGTTTTTTGTTTTTACACTCTATTCATATGATCTTTTAAAATCAATTTTTATTAATATATAATTATTGATTCGTATATAATTATATATGAATCAATATTCATTTTTAGTTTTCATTACAACTTGGGATTCGGATCGGGATTAGAATTAGAGTCGGCGGGATTAGAATCGGCGGGATTAGGATCGACGGGATCAGATTCAGAATCGGAATCAGAATAGTCATATTCTTCTGATGTCAACTCCGAAGAGTCGTCAGAACCGCCATCATCGTCATCACCTGTTGACGACGATTCGTATTTTTCGTCGCCGTTATCACATTCAGATTCACTGTTTTCACCGTCATCTACATCCTCCTCCTCCTCGTCACCGCTGTCTGACACACCATCCCCATCCTCCAATACATCTTCGATAATAAACCCGTCCTTTAAATATCCGTCTTTCGTTTTCATAATTGAAGGCACGCTATCCAACTCATCTTCTTCTTCGTCGTCGTCTTCATTGTCAGCAAGTATTTCAAACCCGCCAAACAATTGCTCATACACTTTATTCCATTTATCAACTGTTAGGTCAACAATATTCATATTTGAATCTTTCGCCAAAAGCGCACAGTTCCCGAAAAATAGCTCGCTGTCTACAGGAGGAGGAAACTCGTATTTATTTTCTTGGTTTGCTTGTCCATCATTTCGCGCCCACAATTCCACCGTAATCATATTTTCACCCTTTTTCGAATATGTCCACTCGGTAACTTTTCCAAATCCGCTCGCCTTTTTTAAAGAACATTTTTTATACAATTCATCTGTAGTTGAACTTTTATACTCTTGATCATTTAAATCACCATTTTTTTCAATAATTACAATGGATGGCATTACGTTCGATTTTATAATCTCTGACTCTGATACTTTGACACTTCTACATTTATCTTACTTCTTGGGTTTAAATCATTTATCAATAATATTTTATTTGATTCAAAATGTTGACTTATAAAATATAAATCAATAAAATATAAAATATAAATCAATAAAATATTGTACGTTTTTATCATATTAAACTTATATTTTTATACTTTAATAAAAGAAAAAGTGTTGATTTTATTAAAGTATATTAGAAAAATAACAAAACAATAACATGTGGTATTGGATTATTAAAGTTTCTATTTTATCATTCATCTTAATTTTTCTTCTCCACTACCTTTATTCCTTTTTTTTATCAACTTTAACAGTCCCAAAAATAAAAGATTTAGTAACTCTTCCACAAGAAAAATATGATAAAATGTTTCATTCTTTGCAATCCGCCGATCCAAGCGACAACAATGGCAACAATGGAAGCAACAATGGAAGCAACAATGTAAGCAACAATGTAAGCAACAATGTAAGCAACAATGGAAGCAACAATACACAATCCATGAAAGAAGATCTTATTAATTTTTTAAAAGATATCGGTTCTAAACCTCAAGCAAGTTCAAATACAAGCACATTTGGTTCTTTAGACGAAAATGTATCATCCTTTTCATTTTCCAGATAATATAAATAGTTTACAAATAGGGTATAAAAGATAACGACTATATCTTTATATACGCATCATTACACAGGACCCAAATGAATCCGTTTTCTAAGAACCGTGGTCATGCTGCCGCCACCGCAACCACCAATCAAAACACATATGCAAAATTATTACAACAGTTTCCAAAAATAAAATTTTCTTATGAGTTAAAATCTTATAAGAAAGTTTCAACTTCTATTGCACCATCATCATCGTCTGATAAAGATGATGTTGTATACTTTATTATACCAAAAGGTAAAAAATATTTTTTATGGTTTAAAAATAATGAATGTTTATTTTTAGAACTTGACAATGACAGGCAAATTGTTAACGTTACGTCTAAAAAAACTTCGCGCATTTTTCCAAACGATACTATTTTATATGGAACATATTTTTATCATCGTGCTACAACAAGTATAAATGTTTTATATTTTTTTACAATTGAAACAATTCATTTTTTTAACGGGATAAATCTCGATGCAACGCAACCCGTGTTTGAAAAGTTGAAAACGCTTCATTTAGCATTCACTACAGTCAACCTTGAAAAATCATTTCAAGTCGACGTTGGTCTACCGCACATTGATACGTCTCTTGACCGCATTTCAACCGTTCAACCATTCTATCACGTTTTTTGCATTCAAAAAAGGAAATGCAACGATGTTTCCAATCAATATCAAAACATTCATTGTAACGCGGCGCATAATACGGAAAATTGTAATGGTAATAATAATAACTATATAGTAAGGTCGTCGAATAACTATAATAATAATAATAATAACAATAACAATAATAATAACAATAATAACAAATATAAGATTTTTGTAGTTTCAGCGGATATTCAAAATGACGTGTATCATCTTGTAGATCCAGATGACGTCTCTAATAACCTTATTGCATCGATACCCGATTACAAAACCAGCGTTTTCATGAATGCATTATTTAGAAATATTAAAGAAAATAAGTCATTAGACGCTTTAGAAGAAAGCGACGATGAAGACGAATTTGAAAATACAAATATTGATAAATTTGTGGACTTGACTAAAAAAATTAAAATGAAGTGTGTTTTTAATCATAGATTTAAAAAATGGACACCGGTCGAATGTGTCAAATGATTATCATTATGCATATTTATGTTATATTTATTTAATGATTATTCTTTCATTTCATTTTACATAAATCAACAACATAACCATACATTTCTTCATCAATATATTTTACTCTTAATTTCCCATTTTTCAAAATAGATAAATCAGCAAATCCAAATTTGTTTACTTGTTCTGGTTCGATTACTTTTATTGTTTTATTTATTTTATCATAGATTCCAATAGAATATTCTACATTACTATTTAAATCATATGTCCATGTTACCGTTAAAGCTACAATATAAAAATTTTTGACATTCGATTTTTTCATACCAGTTAATTCATAACTTAAAAAGAAAGGGCCAGATTTCATTTTTTCTAATTTTCCAAGACCGTTATTTTTATACAAGTTGTAATTTTTAATTTCCCATGATGTCCCTATTTTCATTATTATTTTTATATTTTTATATACATATATATATAAAAATATTTTTATTTTAATTATTATATATATATATATTTTATCATCTTCATTTTTTAAAAGTAAAATAGTGTAAGGATTAAGGAATCAAATAATGGCTTTCAAGTTAAAATATAATTTCAACGGTCCGCCCGATAATCATGTGTTGATGAAACAGCGCGGTAACAATGCTACGCTCAATACTGTGAACCCAATGCCCCAGCAATTTTATCCATCGTCCAATGACAGCGTGTTTGCGATGGGGCGACGCACGTTTGTTGACACAAAGGGGCAACCCAACGGCGCAAATAACGCGGACAATAAAGTTGCCGGAACGGTTCGTGCCAGTATTGGTTCGACGTTTAACCAAATACCGCCTCATAAACGCACCGGGCTTGTCGGAAAACCGATTTCATTCCCGCAAGACAGTTCGCAGAGAATTGAGCGTCTAAAAAATAATGCCATTGGCGCAGGAAGTATGAAGGTGGGTTTAGCACAAAATGCGCCAATGTCATTCAAAAGCAACGATACAACAAGTCGAAACGATGCGTTGAGGCGGTGTCGCGCAGGTGGCTGTGTTGCACCGAAAAAAAAAGGAGCAAATAACGCATTCAAATCGGGAGGCGGTTCCATTTATTCCAGTATCGGAAATCGACAAATCTATGCTCCTTAAAACACTGGACTGGATGCAAGCAATCTTTAGTAAAAGTGTTTATTTAGATAAATTATTATATAAATTTATAATAATTTTTATATCGTAAATATATATATATATATACGTAATTTGTTTTTTTAAATCATGGCACATAAACATACATTAAAAAAATCAAAAAGTAAATACGGAAGAACGCGGCGCCAACGCAGACAACAAAGGCGCATGCGCATGCGCGGTGGTGATTTTAGTTTCGCTGGTTTAACGGATGGTTTCAAGGGACTTGTAAGCAAATTTTCACCATCGACAGATGAAGAAAAATGCACAAAAGCAAAAGAAGCGGCTCAAGAAGTTTGTAGTAAGGTCAACGGAAACGAAAACGCAGGAGATATAGAAACGTCGCAAATGAATCCGGTCGCTAATGATGAACCGGTCGAGAATAGTGTTGATGATTTTGATGCAACACAACCGATGGTCGCTAATGATGAATCGGTCGTCGGTAATGATTTTGCTGCAACACAACCGATGGTCGCTAATGATGAATTGGGTGTTGGTAATGATTTTGCTGCAACACAACCGGTCGTCGCTAACGAATTGGGCGGCGATAATAATTTTGCTGTAACACAACCAGTCGTCGCTAACGAATTGGGCGGCGATAATGATTTTGCTTCAACACCTCCTCCTCTTGCTCCTCAACAGCTGGGAACAATGCGTGGCGGTGGTCGAAAAAAAAGTAGACGCATGAATAAAAATAAAAAACAGAGTCGTCGTCGTAAAAAATCGAAATCATCAAGAAAACATAAAAAATAAACAAAATAATTGTTCAGTATATATAAATTTGGAATATACATTTAATCTCTCTTCTCTCTACAAAATGAAATGGGAAACACGGAATAAAAAACGGCATGGCCGTAAATATCAAACATGGTATTTTTAAAAAGGTTTCCCATTTCATTTTGTAGAGAGAAGAGAGATTAATTGCAAATTCGAAAATGAAAAATATTCAAACTAATAATAATAAATACATAAATATATCATATCATATTATTATATCATCTTATAATAATACCAACAATACTATTATTTTTTAAAGAATGTCCATCGTTATAACATTGTTACAGCGGGATGCAATTTTGCGTTCAATCGGTGCAACAAATTCAAAACTTTATGATATTTTAGCCGATTACATGTGTGGAGAGGGATACATTAAATCCAAGATTGAAAAACTTGACATCCTGTATAAACTCGAAGTCATTGAAAGTTATATTTCAGAGATACCGGACGCCGTGCAGGAGCGACCCAGCATTTACAAAGCGCTTACCGGCATTCACGAAATGTGCGTGAAGCTGCATAACGAGTTGAATGAAATGTTGAAAAAAATAAAAGCACACAGTCAAAAATACTTTTATTATGTGCGAAGTTTTGATGTTTCTGCAGATTTATTAAATATTGAAACCCATGTTTACAATTTAGACCATCGATTTAAAATGTTTTTAGGACTCATGAATACGGCGATTGCAACGACATTGTAAAAAAAAGCAAGAAAAATAATATAATCATTCAAATACTCATATAAATATATAAACGTATATATTTATAGACGCGACCATCAATTGTTTTTTTTATCCAATATGAATATGACGAATAATAAGAATGACGATGACGAAATGGAAACGGAATCACTTGCTATTGTGAAACGGATGTTTGAACAGTATCCAAACAATCCAAACATGAAACAAAAGATACATCACTACATTAAAAATCTTCTTCCAGGCATTTGCGAAAATGCGTGTCAGCAACAAAAAGAGAGAGAAGAGAGAAAGAACTCACTGGAAGAAAAATCGGATGAATTCATCGAGGAGTTTTTAGCAAAAACGCGTTTTTTTTATTACTCGCCAACCGATTTGTTTTTTACGTATTCGGATGAAAAAATGTATAGAGTCGTGAAAGAAGATAATATTCAGCACTTGATTTTAACAACCGTAACATCAAATTTCCCGGAACTGATGCCGTGGAAATATAAAATCAAAATACAACTTATGAAACGAATCAAAGAAAATAGTGTGCTGAAATCGATTCCGGAATCGGAAACCATTCAAGACGTTATACAACTTTTGGTGCCATCCCTGTTTTCAACAAAAGATTACGCGAAATATTTTTTGACTGTTATTGGTGACATTTTACATAAAAAGAAATCATATTATTATTTCATTCATTCCAAAACGCTGATCCCCCTTTTAAAAGAGCTCAGCCAAGAATGTTATAAATTTTTCGGAGTAAACCTGTTAAACCATTTCAAATTTAAATACTATGAACATGCAAACGATGACTGTCGTTTAATTCAAATGCGCGAAATCTCTCTGTCATCGCTGCTATGCAATTTTATTGATTCGGATCGACTCATTAATTTATTTTGCGTGGCTTCACATTATTCTACGCGCCATGTTTGCGGAGACTCATACTTGGAAAATTATTGCAACAACTATTCGGTTATCAATTATGCTTTCTACTTGAAGAACAATACAGGTATCGAAATTTTGCTACAGTTTATGAATACAACAACGGAGGAATGCAAAGGATATCACATTTCATGGAGAAACATGTTGTATTTATGGAAAGTATTTATTGAAGAAGAAAATATTCCAAATGTATTTTTTAATCACTCTCTCAAACAAATGTTGTTTACACACTCGTCAGAACTCGGTATTACAATTTGCAGTAGTAATGAAAATAATGCGCCCCCGCCGAATGCGAATTACCATAATTTTTATAGTAACATGCATGACAACATGCAAATGCATGAAAATTCTGATAATTTCATCATACAGAATAGAACAAGCAAACATCTCCCTTTTGTTTGTAATTTTATTTCATATTGGGAAAGTAACATTATTTTTTGTTATAATGACTACAATAAGACAAAGACAAAGACAAACACGTGTCACGAAGAAGCAGAAGAAGCAGAAGAAGCAGAAGAAGCAGAAGAAGCAGAAGAAGAATACGAATTAGAAATTGATGAACTGCTCATGTTGTTTAATAAATCAATTAAGAAATCAGCAACCACGTTATTGCACAGATCCGATAAAATGTTACTGGACCTAATACGCCATTTTTATCCCGACGTGATAATTGAAGATGACAAATATTTGATTCAAGTTGGAATCAAACCGGAAATTTGGAATAAACGAAAAGAAATTGAAGAGTTCAACGAGTATTACAAAACATCGGCTGCGATCGCAGGTTCATCAATGAATAGTCAATCATTATATTCCATATATCAATCTTATTGCAAATACGCATTCGACAAAGGATATAGTGTCATTAGCAAACGTTGGTTTGAAAAATATTTTATTTCAAAATATGGTATATTTTTAATCGACAATACAGTTGTTTCGTCGAAATGGTTTCAATTATGAACAGGATACGAATAAACTGTTTTATTTATTTATTTTCCATCCGTCTTGTACACCGGCATAGTTGCTTTGGCTCCGTCTGATGCCTGTTTTTTCGCGCTTTGGTTTGCTATGAACTGTGCCGCCGTTTCGCGCGCTTGTTTGGGCGTTTGAATGCACGGCACAGATAACATGTAATTGTAACTTATTGATGTAATTAAAATGCCGGTTAATAAATACCAAATAAAATAAGAAACAATGTTTTTCAGTCGAATAAAATTTTTAAGTTGTGTGAACAACTGCGGCGGTTCAGTGCCCGGTTTTACTTGCTGAAATGCATTGAAAAATTTAACATCAATGCTTTTATTCCAGAACTCTTCAACGTTTTCATCATTAATTGTATTGATAATTGTTGAAGGATCATTTGTCACATTTTGTATTACTTTAAATGCATCTTTATTTGGTAGTTTTCCAATATTAATAAGTTGGTCTGTAAAAAGCGATGCCACGCCGGCCATACTGGCAATTGCGTATCCGATTGTATTTGAAAATGCAGACAACCATCCCGGAAACACGTTTAACAATAAATTAAGAATGCCAAACATGAATATCCACGGAATAAATGTTGCGATGGTTGCAGTTCCTACATTGGAAGGACTGTTGCACATTTGTTTTGCTAAATATACATTTAAACCGAATTGGCTTGCAAGAACTAGAATGAAATAAATAACGAATAAAATTGACTCCCTTTCTGGCATAAGATATTTGAAAATAAAATATACAATAGTAATTCCAGTATACACGTAGATTGATGCTACAGGGTCGATTGCTTGGTCCGATGATTTGGCTGGCGTTGTTGTTGTCGTTGCCGCTCCTGATCCCGACGCTGTTCCTGATCCCGTTCCTGATCCCGTTCCTGTTCCTGATCCCGTTCCTGATCCCGACGCTGTTCCTGATCCTGACGCTGTTCCTGATCCCGTTCCTGTTTCTGTAGTGGAAGACATTTTATAATAATAATATAATAATAATAATAATAATAATAATTAATAGTAATAATATAATAATAACTATAAAATTTTTATATTATTATTCACCTATAAAAAACTTATTGTTTAATTATTTATTTTTCGTTTATTATTTATTTTTCGTTTACTAAATAAAATAAATTACACATGTAAAAATAAACAGCTAAAATGAATTTTGGAATGAATTTTTTTAAAACGGGGCTCGACCAACATGAAAAACCAACACTGATCGAACCCGGTGTGAAATCATTTTTTAGTGGTGTTTTAAAAGGATGCAATCAAATTCGAAGCAACCATTACAATACTCTATTCAATGTATCCATGTTTGCGCTTTTCGTATTTCTTCTTTCTTCTATTCTTTATTTTAAATATAAAGGTAAACTAACACCCGAAGAAAAAGAACGTAAAAGACAGCAAGAAAAACAGTACATTTTAACAAGATTGAATAACGTATCTGCAGTCATTCATATGGACCGACAAAAAGTTGGAAATATCACAAGTGCCAATTTAATTACGGATTTGCCGGGTTGGTAAAATTAGTTTAATCCATTTTTGCAAAATAAAATAATAAATAAAATAAATACATAAATATATAAAACTATAAATAAATATCTCTAAAATACACAGACCATACTACACATAATAAAAAGAATGCTGTATTATTTAAAGTATATTGGGGTTGGAATTTTAAATAGAATTATTAATATAACGAAACGAAGCGGGCTAATTCACGATGCAATTTTTCACATGTATCACATAAACGAATGCGTATCGGTTTCAAGCATTCCAACCAAGGAAAATTACGGTGCCATTTCCGCATTTGATGTCGTGATTGGATTTATTGAACCGACCGAGTATCGCAGCTCGGAAATAGAATGGATAAATGAAACAATTATCAAGTATTATAATATACCAGTTTCCGATTATATGCCTCCACAAAAAGAAGATTATAAAACCCTCTTTAATATTATTGACAAGGTTCATGACGATAATCCAAATGCGCGCATTCTAATACACTGTTATGCAGGCAAAGGGCGAAGTAATTGTGGCGCGGCTTCCTATTTAATGTATAAACACGGAGTGAATGCGGAAAAAGCAATCGCACTCGTTGAAAATAAAAATCCCCGCAGTCACATGAACCGTTGGCAAAAAAATTCTTTGAGAAATTTAGAGAGTTATATACCAAGATTATAATTAAGACAAGTTATTTAATTTAATAATATATAATATATAATTTTATATTATATATTATTTTATTTTTTTTTTGCTCATGGAGGACGCCAATAAACCAAAGAAGTATTTGTGTGAACATGGAAAAGTAAAATACACGTGTGTGAAGTGTGGCGGGAAGAAGTATTTAAATAAATTGTGTGAACATGGAAAACGACCAAACAGGTGTCCGAAGTGTGGCGGAGTTGGATTATGCAAAGAACATGGGATACAGAAAGATCAATGTGCTCAATGTCGTACAGGTAAATTCTACTGTATTGCTACAGGAAAATCGAAGAAAGATTGTCAACATTGTAAGGATATGAAAGCTATAAGAAAGGATGGAATGGAGGATTATAAACGTAGACAAGCACTATATGATGCTACACGTCGTCAAGATGATTTGGGTATGTTGGGTGCGCTACCTCTTATTGATGATGATTTTCCATATCAAGAACCATCAGAAGAAGAAGGAGAAGAAGGAGAAGAAGAAGAAGAAGAAGGACAAGTATTTGCATCAGGATTTAGACCAGGATCAGCACAAGCACCAGGATCAGCACCAGGATCAGCACCAGGATCAGCACCAGGATCAGCACCAGGATTTAGACCAGCGCAAAGATCATTAGCAGAAGCATTTGGATCAGCGCAAGGATCAGCTCATTTTCTTGATGATGTTCCATATGCAGGAACAGTTTATGATCCTAATGATCCTGAGAATCAAACTGATTCTGATTCTGATAGAGGCGGCAGAAAACGTAAAAAACGTTTCACAAGACGATTGCGGCGAAACCATAATACAAAAAAAAAGAGTAAAATTATAAAACGAAAAGTAACAAAACGTTCAAGAAAAAATAAACATAAATGATTATTAAAATAATAAAATCAAATGAAAATAAATGAAACGATTTAAAATTATATATAGAAATTAATATAAAATTATATATATAATTAATTTCTATAACATTTCTATAAGAATTAATTCAATGAGCGATATAGAAGAAGAAGTGCAACTCGAATCAAACGAAGAAGAAAAACTGACAATGTTTTTTAAATTAAGACAAGATTATTTCGAAGAGAGAAAAAAGATAATCAGTCAGTTGTATAAAAAAACAAAATTTATGGAAATGCCCAACGATAAAAAACGCAACGAACTGAAAAAAAAAATATTAGAATCCGAGTTGATAAAACATATTATGGAAAAAATGCAACGACTGAAAAGAAGTCGCGGGTTTAAAATCGGAAACACGCACAATCTTCAAGATTTACTTGCATCACAATTTAAAAAAGTTGAAACAATGAAGGAACAAATTATAAATTTGAAACTGGATTTATTATTTAATTATAAAACAGAAGACGAAACACTTGCCGAAATTTCTAAAAAAATACCCGAATTTAACAAACAGCTCGAATTGTATAAGAAATATCTCTCTGATTATGAAACCGTTATTGGAAATAAAGAAGCGCACGTTCGTTACATACGCACGCGAGATGAAATTCAATCCATCTTGTCCAACGTTGAAAAACAGCAAGAGCTCGTTTTAAAAACGCACGACCCCCTGAAACAAGTTGAAATCATTCGCAACATGCTGGAAACGTATCAATCTTCTCTCCAGTTCGATCCCGAGTATCAAGATGACGTAACAGAAGATGCATCTGCAGAACCGAGTGAACAATCCGATTTCGAACCCGTCTCAAGAAAACGCCGCGAGACCGAAACCACCAAACTCATGAAACTGAAATACGCGAGTTCTTCCATGTATAAGTCACACCCCGACGATGATGAAATTTATTTGATTCAAACTCCGTATACAATTTCGCAACTAGAAATTATAAAAAAATAAAAATTATTATATTATATTATATTAAATATAATTTAGGAATATTTTAAAATTTTATTGTAATGTTTCCAAGAAGAGGAACAGGGAGAGAGGCGCGAGGATCCCCAGCAACCAGAGGTAGAAAAACAACTGGTGAAATAGTATATGATTTGGGTTTTGTTGATCCCCATGTAGCAGAAGCAGAAGAAGCACGAATGAAAGCAGAAGCAGAAGAAGCTCTCCGCGTAGAAGAAGAAGCTCTCCGCGTAGAAGAAGAAGCTCTCCGCGTAGAAAGACAAGCAGAAGAAGCTGCCCGGGAAGAAGTACGAATGAAAGCAGAAGCAGACGAAGCTGCTCGAGTAGCAGCAGAAGTGGCAGCACGACAAGCCGATTTGGCCGCGTATATGGCGCGGCGCCCTATGAAAGCTGCCCCTCGTCCTGTATTTCCTGTATATGTGCCGCCGCTTCTGCCGCCTCCCAAATCAACTCCTTTTACCCCCCTTCCAGATGCAAAATATTCAATTACTCGTCCAGGGGCTCCCGGTGTCACATTTTCAAAATTCACAAAAAATTTTCCAGATCATTTACAAGAACAAGGCGAAGGCGGACAAAGAAAAAAAAAGAGTTCACGAAGACGAACGCGACAAAAAAAACAAACGCGACAAAAAAAACAACAACGTCGTCATCGCCGCCGCTCTACAAGAAAACATGGAAAATAAACTTTACTGATGTTGCTGCCATTGATTGATGATGTCGATGTAGGCGATAAATAACTAGTTATTATTGAATTATATTTTCAATTTTTTTATATAATTCAATAATAATACGAATAAGAGGAGTAAAAACTCATGCCAAATATTACAACTCCAAAAATAAATAATCCGCAAAATTTTAAAAGTTCAAATACTTTAGTTACAACTCGAAAGCCGCATTATGCAACAAAAGTAAACACGGCATTCAACATTGTGCCTGGAATGCATCGCCCCAATGCAAACAATATGCCGCATAATATAGAACAGCACGATTTTATTGGACCCGAATTTAAAGCGCGACCGCTAAAACATTGGCGCAGACAACTGGTTCCGACAAATCCGTCCAGTGACAACTCTACACAAAAACGAATGTCGCGGGTCTATTTTATGGACACACCCGGTTCCACCATTTATAAAAAAAATGACGACACCTGCAGGTGCATTGCGAACAATGCTCCCGTCATTCTAGAAATTGTTCCTGAAGTTCCGGGCGCGGTGGTTATTACCGATATTGAATACGCGGGTAATCATCCTACCGTCCCCGATATTACCGATGTGGTTCCAAGAACGCCGTTTCAACAACAGCCAGAAATCAATATTGAAGTTTATAACGGACACAATTCTTTTGAAATTGCCGAGGAATTCAATGAAAACAACTTTAAAGTTGGCACGCAGATTCTAAACAACGGACAAATCGACGTTCCTTCCTTTTATTTAAGCGCGCCCTTTATTGATGCAATCTATAACGACGTGCCAGGAGCAGCATTGATTTTTGATATTTTTTATACTAACGATGAGAACGGCGCCCCTCCCGCTCCAGAAATTACAACTGTGAACCCGATCATGCCGTTTAACGAAACCCCGTTTCCCGATCCAACACCGACCGTGGATACAAACTATCACATTCAGACCGGCGTGTTTGATACGACATGCATTGCATGCAACCCCGAAAACAATATTATAAAGTCGGGAATAACAACGTTGAGCCAAGCGTATTATAGCTCCATGTCCGAATATTTACAGTCCAGGTGCAGAACGTACGCGCAGCGCGAATCCACGACGAAACTTCCAGACGGCACATACTATCCCAGCGCAACGAACATTCCCTTTATATTTTTATACCCGAACAATGACCCCCGAGGCCCGCAAGTGTATGAGCCCAAAAATTGCGCCAACCCTAAAATATATAACAATAATGCGCTGAACACTCCGCCGAATAATTATTGTAGCACCATTTACAAGCCAAACAATACACAGTTTGCACAACAAGGCGCCGTATCGGGAAGTACGCGAATTCAAAAACTAAAATCCGATACGATAACAAGCAACGGGTTCTCATACTACTCGGCATATGGAGCAACCATGGCAAATGCCGGCAATTTTCAAGGAACAAATGAATCGAACAATTATTTCGTAAAAAATAGAAATTTCCCGCTCACTCAATACACTACACTCAGCAAGTATCGTCAAAATCACAATTCTAGATGCTGTATTACATTTACTCCTGTTGAAAGCCCTCCTGTCATTATAAGCATTTATGTTGGAGTGCCTGGCGCAGTGATCATCGATGAAATAGTGTATTTAAATAACGAACCAACTGTTCCTGATATTATTTATATCGAAATATATTGACCCAACTGTCAACTGTCATAGTTACACAGCAGTTACGTTACATCGCCGTGTAACTTTTATTGTTATTCTTGTTATTATTGTTATCCTTATTATAATCATAATAAAGATTTTTTAAAAATATTTTCCATTCATCCACACTCTCTTTTTCTTCTAAAATTTTATGAACATTTGCTAATATACACTTTTCATATTTTTTTCTTTTTTTTACATCTCTTGCATATTCAATTGACTTTGAAACGTATTCATCTTCTGTGTTACATATAAACTCGTTTATACCCATTTTCGTATAAAGTCCTTGCGTAAATTTACCACTTATCCGCGACCCTGGCAAAGTGATGCAAATCTTTCCTAATAAAAATGCCTCAATAGTCGAGTTAAGACCGCCAAACGGGTGGTAATCAAGAATGATATCGCAATTCTTTACATTATTTATGTATTCTATAAATGGAGCTTGATATATAAAATATATGCGATTATTTTGTTTTATTTTTTTATTTATATATTTTTTTAAAATTTCATCTTCTCTAGTATCTTTTTCGGAAGATAATATGACAATAACTCCGTTTTCATCTCTATTCAATATTTTATCCAACATACTCACAAATGTCGGATGGATTTTGATACAAATTTGAATGCAACCATAAATATTTGGATTCTCTACTCCTGTCATTTCACTTATTTTTTTACGAAATATTTGATTGTCGTCGTCATTAAGTTGAATATCGTTAAAGGAATTGAAAATATTATAATAATATGTTCCAAGCGATTCAAACAAAATTAGCTTTTCACTATATTGATATTGATCTTCCGGTGTATTAAAATACTTTGACGATACAAAATAATCAATATTTGGAAGACCAGATGTATCTGAATGACCCCACGTATTAATTTGTATCGGAGCAAGTCGCGCATATGCAATGTATCGATTTTTTTGGCACATACCAATTTCCGGATAAACAATAATATCAAATTGTTCATCTGCGATTTGGTTTCTATTCGCAATCAAATCATTTTCATCCATTATTATAATTTTCATCATATTTGAATTATTAATACTATTGTATTTAATATCGGCGCCATCTTTGCCATATATTATTTTATTATAAAACGGACTCGTTGTTTTACGTGTCATAATAGTGACATCAAACTCAGAATCATTATTCAAATGTTTAATAATTCCAAGTCGATCTTTTGAAACAGAATGAAATAAAGATAAAAAATCAGATACAAACCCCACTTTTATTTTCTTTTTTAATGACGAATCGAATTTTATATTTTTATGTGTGTCATCTTTGAGTGAATTAAATAAAAGATCGGGGCATAATTTTGTTTGAAGCTGTGTTATCAATTTAAATATTTCAACATTGCTCATATTTTGATAACAATACATGTAAGAATTATTATAGTTAATAAAAGAATGTAAAATATTTATGTCATTATATATTTTTCCAGTATTATCAATCATAAATTGAATCATTTTTTTATGACATTCGCGATCATGTATAATATCCTTAACATTATTGTATAATATATAACAGTTTGATGCAACTTGCGTTAAAATACTACAAGTTCCTATTGAATTACAGGATTTAAATGCCTTAAAAAAATCAGAAAAATTTTCAGTAATGTTAAATGTTTTTGAATTTGTTACATTTTTATAATAGTCATTCACTTTTTTTAAACTAACTTTATATTGTGCGTCTCTTGTGGCTAATAAAACGAGAATGCCAATACTGTCGAGGTGACTAGAGTCAGCAATGTTATTTATTTTCGATTGCGAATTACTAGATGAAACTTTAGATGTTGTTACTAGTTGTTGGTCTTGGTCTTGGTTTGGAATCATAAAGTATTAAAAAATATAATATTTATTTATTTTTTAATTATGCCTTTTTATTTATACTTTTTTTATAGTATATTATTTTAAAAATTGTAAATATATCACCACTATATTATATATTATACAATACACTCTATATTCTCGGAATTTTTACACCCAAAACACTCTGAATCTTGTTTATATGGGCGGCGTTGTAAACACACGCGCCGCGCTCAATTTCATTGATAATGGAAACATCCATATTGCATTTTTGCGCCAATTCTTTTTGTGTCATCTTTTTTTCAGAACGCGCGCTCATAATTGCCTGTGACGTCGTTTTCAAAATGTATTTTGTTTTCTTGACATCGTCGTCACTTGCTGCCTTATAAACGCCGACATTTGATAGCGATGATGTTGATGTTGAGGACGATGTTGATGACGAAGACGAGGACTTTTCGCTGTTTGATTTTTTATCAGATTTATTACTGAATACAACAGGCGTCCAATCTTGGTGACTCATTTTTCTATTGCTTGTTGCTTATTTATTACTTGTTACTTATATTGCTTGAATGCACACAACTTATATAATACTAGTATATTATATAAATATTCAATTTTAATACAATATATGACATGTCCAATAAAAAATAATTTATCCCCAGATTTGTTCCTCTTTTTCGAGCGTCGCGCCATTCAACATGCTAAACGTTTTATTCTCACTCGAAAAAAAACTGGGAGTCAAAACACTCCAGTCCAGGTCGCTTTTCAAAAGCGAGAGTTTCGTGTAAATGTATCCGATGAGCGCACTGCACCAAAACCTCGACGTTTTTTGCGGTTTAAAATCCTTTTGAACGTACGCCTCAATCCAATCGATAACCACTATATCATACGGTTTATCATATACGACCTGGTGAATATCGCGCAACACATCAATATTGAAAATTTTATGATATTCTTCTTCTGATTCACATTTCAGTCGTCGCAAGTATATTTTTCCTTCATACGTTTGTAAGAAATTCTCAAACTCGATGAACTGAACGCCGAATTTCTTGATGCCGTCTTCTTGATCCGGCGTATTCGATATACCCGATGTCCACACGTATGTGCCCTTTAGTGCAGGGTTCGTCATTTCCGGATCAACAACAACCATTCCCACATGAGAAAAATCGCTGCATGTCATGAACTTGATAAACCAACTGAATAGACCCCAATCGTCATGCTGCAAGTCATCACACACCAGTAAATCTCCCGTCTTTAGTTTTAGTTTTGTTATATCTATTCCTTTTTTTAATTCTTGCATTTGTTTGTGGTTTGTGTGGGTTGATGGTTTGGTATAAATATATATACATCATATATATTTTTAGTTTCTAAATATTTTACTTTAACAATAAAACTTTAATAATAAAACTTTAATAATAAAACTTTAACAATAAATAATTTTAAAATTTTAGATACACGTCTTTCGGAAACAATGAAGCGACATATTTCACCGAGGAATACGCGGCCACGAACAGCCACACCATGAAAAACGGATATGCCACGATGAAGACAAAGGTGGCAAGCGAACGCGTGGTAAATTGACTATAATATACGACGCCGATTGCGATCCAGACCATTGCGCATATCCAATACAAGTTTCGAAACAAGTAGAACCACCACGAAAACGACTCAATTTGTTTTTCCATGTAAAATATCTTTCGATTGCTGAGATTTGCGGTGCGCGCTTTATCTTGTGTCTCTTCTTCGATGCGCGCCTGTGTCGACGTCAGCATAGTTTTATAATTGGTCGAATTATACAATTCATCGTTTTGCGAATGAATCTTCATGATTTTATTATGAATCTCATTCATTATCTTTTTATGATCATCCTTCAACTTTATAATTTCTTGTTCTGCATTGTTTCCGTAACGACTTCTTAAAAATTCAGTATATTTTTTTATTCCATCTCTATTCAATAAATAGTCATGTTCGGCTTGCGACAACTTTTCAGGCGCAACTCTATAATTTCTCTCTGCGTCTAAATATCGCTGTTTCAATTCGCTCTTTTGTTTTGCCATTTGACAGTCGTGTCCGCACGAATCGTTTGCGGTTGCAATCATGCCATTTATGGTTTGAATGGTTTGAAGAAGTTCAGCATTGTCCGTCATATTTTTTCGTTATTATTATTATTTCCTAAAAATGATTTTACTTTATGATTTACTTGTATTGATATTGATATATATATTGATATAATACCCATATATTAATTATAAATATTTATTCACTTTTTATAATTATTATTTATAAATATTTATAAAAAGTGAATAAATCATTGAACATATCTAAATTTTACCATAATTATGTTCTATTGTAAACGGAGTTAAACCTTGTCCTGTGGGTTCATAAAAATATTTTTTATGAACTTTTGACAACATGAAGCTTTCCGTCGTCGCTCCATCACCCGCTTTCGTCGTCGTCGTCGTCGTAGAGTCGCCGCCACCGCCCGAAACGCTCTTCATGAGTGACGTCGCTTTGCTTGAAATGGATTCTTCGATTGTTGCAGCTGAAGATGAAACGGATTTATACATGGACTCCATTTCGGATGAAATGCCGCCGTCATCGCCGCCGTCATCGCCGCCGTCATCGCTACCGCCACCGTCAGCACACGTCCGGTCTTTTGATGCCTTTTTCTTGTGTTTGGGCTGTTTCGATATTGTGGAAGCCATTTTTTGAGAATCAAAATCTCCCCAATTGTATTCATCAAAATTCATGTTGCTTCTTTTATATATGTCATAGACCAATGAACCAATATATAACCCGCCTGCAAAAATAATAATTACTACTAAAACAATGACCATTTCTTGTGGTAACCACCCCAAATTCATGAGGACTATAAAAAATATAATCAAAAAGCATAAGAGAACTATATATTTCATTATTACAACGCGCGCTTCATACTGTTTTTTATAATACACATTGATGTCCACCATTCTTCGCGTGTTTTCGCCTTCTTGGTTTAATGCCGCAATCGCAGCTCTTCGCGCAGCCAAATCGTCCTCTTTCAGTGTAACAATTGTGTGCTTATCTTGCACGTTGGCATTCATTGTGTCGTTCATTTTAACGTTACTTTCAGCGTGCAATAGTAGCGTGTTGAATAAACTGGACCGTATTTTTGTGAGTTGCGTTATATCATTGAGTAATACCTTTTGTTGCGCAATGTTATCCGGGGTCGGATTTGAAGCAAGTAAAATATTCAACTCATCGTATTTCTGATTTTCTAAATCTTGTATTTTTGAGATTTTTTCAATAATTTGTTCGGTTGAACTGTCCTGCTGCTGTTTCGATGAACTCGAATCGCCGCCGCCGACAACAATGTGTACGGGAACCGTCGGTGCAGTTACTGATGCACCCATCTGTTTCGGCGAGTTTGGTGAAATAACCTCGGTCATCTGGGTGATATGGGTTAATTATGTATGGGTGAATTATATATGAGTGAATTGATTTTATTTAATATAAATCAATAATTATAATATATATTATTGATTTATATTTTAATTAATATATTCATTAATTATTTTTATTTCTTTTCCAGATTTTGCAGGAATTACTCTTAATTATTCTTAAATACAAACAATGGATTTATACTTTCAAACGGCAACTGCGGGATAGAAACATTTAAATAAGCCAATCCAAACTGGATAATAAAATATATAAAAATCAACATTGCAACGACTCCAAAACCCAACGCATAGGGCGACGAACCGGCATTCTCGCCGCTACTGCCACCACTGTCGCTACTAGTATAAAAAAAATTGCTAAACATTATAAAATTTAATAAAACGGCAATGACAAAAAACACGATATAAAATGTATAATTTGACTCAAATTGCATGCGCGTATCCGTTTCTTGTGCAAGCAGCGACGATCCCACAAATGTTTCTTTTGCTTTTGTATCGGTAGAACCAGCGGAATCGTGTGCTGGTTTCGGTTTCGGTTTCGGTTTCGGTTTCGGTTTTGAGGCAATCACCTTTTTGGCGTCTGTTAATGTTATGTCCAAGTCGTGTGACTGAGAAGCCAAATTTGACATTTTCGTTTCAACTGTGCGCATCTGTTGTTCAATCTGTTTTCTTTCTGAATCGGTTGTTGCCTGCTGGGAAGAAAGCGCTTTAATCAACGCCGCACCCGCATTCATCATATCGTCGCGTGTTGACTTTAGCGTGCTTTGAACCGTCGGACTAAAAACAGCGGCCGTTTTTGCTTTATTCGCATCTTGTTGATTGTTAAATGTATTTACAATCCAAACCGGAATGCTGTTCATTTTTGCAAATGGGCGAATATTCTCAACAGAAGGTGTAGTATTTTTTATAAAATAATTACCATTAGATGTAGTATCTACTACAGGTTTTCTTGTTACACTAAACATAGTATTTGCTGAATTAGCTATATATCCTTTACATGTTGGATCAGAATTACAAAATTTTTTAGCATCATCTTCATTATCAAAAATACAATATCTATTATAATCACCATTATTACCAGTAGAATTACGGGTCGGCTCATCAACACACGTATATTCATTAGGAGCTTCACCTTGCCACATGCCTCCACTTGATAATGAATAAGTATATGAAGTTTTAACTACAGAAGAGGGTATTACAGAAGGATCCTGCGTGGTTACAAGCACAAAATTATTCGCATTTTTACTCCAATAATTCAAATCGATGCCGTTTCCCTTGCAGTATTCATTTGCAAGCGCAATTCGCTGTTTGAGCTCATCTGCAGACGGTGGTGTGATGCATGCACTTATCCAAGTATTCATTGCAGCTTCGTCGTAATTGTCCGCACCAAATCCCGCCTCGCAGACAGGTTGCCCGTTCAACATGTATGTATTGCAACATTTTTGTCCAAGCGGTGCAACACAAGAGCCGCTCAAACTTGGATCCGCGCTCCACCCCGGAACTGTTACGCCGGATCGGACACACGGCGGCAAATTTGCTGTCGGAGATGTAGAACTTGGAAGGGCGGTTCGAATATCGCCGTTTGCATTGGAAACGCCCATCGCGCTACAATCCGTTCCTCCTAAAGTTGCATCGCAATTAAAACAGCTATTTATTGGCGTTAGCGTATTTACTCGAACCGCAAAAAAATTATTTCCCTTTAATATCTCCTTGTTGTATTCTGAAACGGCGCTCGAATATGCGTTCATTTTCGAATCAAATGCGTCACTCAGCTTTTGAATGGCCGCTATTCCTGCTCCTGCTCCTGCTCCTTCTCCTGCTCCTGATCCTCCTGTAAATGCTTCAGGCGACGAAGAAGTCGACGAAGACGCGGTTACCGGATCTGGCACCTTTGCATCTCCACTTTCAAACGGCTCAACCATTTTTTTAAAATATTGAATCGGGTTGAATCGATTCAATACGGATTCATATTCTTTTCGTTTTGGTTCATCTTTTTGCGCTAAATATACACTTGATGCATTTTGCACATTTGTTTGATCGGTTATCTTTTCGTTTAAAAATGCGCGTCCTTGGCGTAAACTATACATGTATGTGACTCGACTTGGAATGATTTTACTATATTTAATTTACTACTATTTTACTTTTTTATTATATTTTATTTTTTACTATATTTTACTATATATATTAATATATATTATGTATATTATAAACTTTATTACTATACATAATATTTTTATTTTTTATTTTTTTTATACATTTTTTAAATAGTGTTCTGTATTTTGTGTTTAAACATTAAATAAAGTATGAGTCCGGCCCCAATGCCATACATCATTGTTGCAAATACGGTTGTTCTATAGAGATCGTTAAAATCTTCCAAGGAAACTACCGCCGCCGATTTGGTTTGGTCAAAGGTGGTTCCCGCTTCCATAATGTGTAAATACGCCTTCTGAATCGGAGTAATGTCTGTGTTTATGCTCGATATTTTACTCGAGTTTGAATCAATTTGCGACCTCACTTTTTCTAAAAGTTGATTCGCAGCGCTCCTGTATTTCATTAGCGCATCGCTGTTCGGATCGGGAGCTGGTGCAGGCGTAGATTTGGTCGCGGGTATTGTCGTCGTTGTGGTTACACTGGACGAAGGTAGCGGCGAAGACGGTAGTGAAAGTGTCGCGTTTGTATGAAAATTTACATAATTTGTTTTAAAGTTTAATAACATGTCATCAAATATTTGATTCATGCTTTTAATATCATTCTGAAAATTATTATTCATCGTTTTATTTGCTTATTTATTTATTTATTTATATATATATATATTAATTATATTTTTATAAATAAATTATTTATATTAAATGATATTTTTATTAACAATTTAATTATCCATCAGTTTATCAGGATAAACATATTTTAATTTTGCAACATAAACATATCCAGCACCAACATCATCTTCTGTATCCATAAATTCTACTTGTAATGTTTTTTTACCAACTAACTTTAAAGTAGAATATCCAACCACATTTGGATCTGCATTTGTTGCTTGTTCGATAGTGTTAAAAACTCCTGTTTTTTTATTATATAGTGCTGTAGTAATCTCTTCTTTATAATCTGGTTTACCTTTTAATACATCGTCACTATTATCATAATATATTTTTAATGAAACGGCATACATGTCATCTATATCAAGTTGTCTAATATCTCTAATCTCGTATGATAAATATCCCCAATTGTTTAAACCCAATTTGTTATCTTTATCTGAATCTGCCCTGTAAGCAGTATACCTATCTACCTCCCATTTCATTCGTCTTTTTAATATTAACCCTACTTCTTTAGTTATTTTATTTTTTATAGTAGTATTCGTTTTTTTATATGATTCTATATTTCCTTCTTTTTTTTTTAAATTTACAACATACACATACCCGGGTTCTGTATTTGCAGATCCAGTTTCTTTATATTTCACCTGTAAATCGCCTGTCGATTGCAACGTCAAAGAAACTATACCCATTGGGTTGTTTTTTGTAGGTTTTTCAATGGTGTTAATTACATTCATTTTTTTATTATAAATTCCAGTAATAATCTCCTTTTTTATGTCTGGTTTTCCTAAGGTTGCATCAGAAGAATCATCGTATACTATTAGCAAAGAAATCGCATAATAAAAGTCAGTTATTTTTTGTTTATCTTTTATTTCATATGATAAAAGTCCCCATATAATTTTAACATTGTTATTTCCCGTATTGTTACTTTTAAATGCTTCATATTGGTCTACTTCCCAAATATCTCCGACACTTATTTTTTGATTAATCATATTTAATATATATTTTATTTTTATGTTATATATTAAATAAATAAAAAATAATAATAAAAATTAATTATCAATAATTTCTGCTTTTTTTAATTTGGTTCCATAAACATAACCTGTATTTTCTACGTATTCTAATATTAAAAAATCATCTATTATTCTTGCATTTGAATATCCAATCGGGTTAGCACCTCTTGGTTTTTCAATGAAATCAAATTTTTTGGTTATTTTATCATAAAGTGCTGTACATACTTCAGTAACAAAAGGATCACTGCTGGTGTTAGTAGTCGGAGTAGGCGGAGCAGTATAAAATAGTTTTATTGAAACCGAGTTAAAATTTTCAATATCAGTTTCTCTAATGTCTCCAATTTCAAATTGCATTACTTTCCAATCATATTTAAAAATATTATTACCAGTTTTTGATGTCTTAAAAACAACGTTTTTGTCTGTTTTCCACTTATCTCCAGATTTCAATATCATATTATTTATAATATATTAACAATATAAAAATAAATTAAAATTTTTTATTTATTTATTTCTTTTTTTTTAATTATACTTTCATATTCCCATTTTGTGCAGCAGCGGCAGCGCCTCCAAACATGGACGACATGCCCGGAATCTTTTCAAACATCTTGCCCATCGAACTGGACTCAAATTTATCTAAAAAGGACTGCGCCGTTTTCAAAAGCGGTTCCATGCTCTTCATGTTTTCCATCAACTTTTGCTGCTGGTCCATAAGAACATTGGTCTGCGACGTGAGTCCGTTGACTCCATCTTTGCCGACCAAATTCTCTAAATTATCATACGTTTTTTCCAGCGTTTTAGCATAGTCGACACGATTATTCACGGGAAGGTCGTCTTCGTCGTCCAAACTCGCAGGACTTAAATCCGTCATGCCTTCAGTTTTTGTAGCAGCCACTTTCTTCGACGCTTTCGCAGTTCCTGCGCCCATAACTGCTGCAACCGGTTTTTTTACAGCCGGTTTTTTTGCAGCCGTTGTGTCCGCTGTAGCCGTTGTGTCCGTTGTAGCCGTTGTAGCCGTTGTAGCCGTTGTAGCCGCCGTGTCCGCTGTAGCCGCTGTGTCCTCTGTAGCCGTCGCATCAAACCCTTCCTTATTTACAACAAAATTTTTTGACAACACGGTAACAAAATTCGTCAATAACAACGTTGTAAGTAAAACAACCGTCATATTTTTACTAAAGTATGTCGATATGAATCCGACCGATAGAAAGATTAATAGCGCATAGCTGTCTCTCAAAATAATGTATCCGAAGAAATTCATAATTGCTAAAAATGAAACAATGTATAAAACATTTTTATCGTTCAACATTGTTTCAACAACCTTTGGAAGTTTCATATGTATATTTACCATTTTCCTAACTATATTTTATTATTATAATATAAATAATATAATATTATTTAATAATATTTCATAAAATTTAATAATATTTCATAAAATTTAATAATATTTAATAATATTTCATAAAATTTAATTACTTTTCATAAAATATTATTAAATATTATTATTAAATATTATTATAAAATAACTTATAAATATGAAGACATCATATTCATACATGTATATATAATTTTTAATATTAAACCCTTTATACAGTCAAAAAAAATATGGTATCGACATCAAAATATCAACTAGCATTTTGTGTATTTTTTAATGCCAACATTCACGGAAAAGATGAAAACAGCTCTCCGAATATTGACTCGCATTATTTGATACTATATTCGCTTGATACAGATACGTTTTATAACTCACAAGAATTTACTATTTTCATGTGCATGATTGACGCGTCACGGCGCCATTATGCCCGATATATCGAACTCAATCCACGATCGAGAGAACACGCAATCGTTCGAAATTATAAAAATGCAAACCTTGAAAAAAACTACATTTCGTTGGAAATAATTCAACATGTTGAATTGGATGTTGGCGGCGAACACGTGGCAATTTATAAAACGTTCTGGTTGCGCATATTTCAGCGCAAATGGAAAAAATGCTATAATTATAAAATGCAAATGGTGCGTAAACTATTACAACCGCGCGGTCTCTTATTGAGAGAAATTGCCGGATTTTCTATTCATCCTTATTCTTCTACTTCTTCTTATTCTTCTTCTTCTTCTTCTTCTTCTTCTTCTTCTTAATTACAATAATAGTTTTTTAAGTTGTTCCATTTCTTTTAAAACTTTTAATTTATCTTTTTTTAGTTGCGATTTACTTATCGAAACCAACTCATCTATATTTATGTCATTGCTGTTTCGAATTTGTTCTTCCGCGACATCATTCAAATGTCTCATAATTTCTTCTAAAGCGCGAATTTGTAGTTTAACATTTGTTTTAAATTCATGATAATATTCGTCGTATTTTTTTACAATTTCATTTACACGAGGATTCGAATTTGTTTTTGCGTATTTTTTCAATGCTAAACGTTTTTCCAACATCTTTTTTCTGTTTTCTTCTATTTTTTCTTTAATTTCATTCATTTGTTTATCTCTCTTGTATACCGAACCTCCTGTAGAGTTGTCGTCGTCATGATCATGAATCATTTTATTTATATTATTTTATTTTATTTTATTTTATTTTATTTTATTTTATATTCTAATACCTTTTTTATTATTATATTACTTTTCCTTTTATAAAATAGTTTCCTTTTATAAATATTTCCTTTTATAAATATTTTATTTTAAAGTTTAAAAAATATTGTTCATTAAATATACAACAACGAATCCACCGATCTTTTAGGAATGTCAAAAAAAATACAGAATGGAACAAATTTCGCCGATATTTTACTCACCGAAGACGATAGTCGCTACGTAATGTTTCCGCTCAAAGATAATGACGTTTGGAAAATGTATAAAAAACAAGTGGATTGTTTCTGGAGAGCGGAAGAAATCGATTTTTCAAAGGACGGCGTTCATTGGCAAACCTTGGAACCTGACGAAAAATATTTTATAAGCATGATTCTCGCATTTTTTGCTGCGAGCGACGGCATCGTGCTTGAAAATCTGGCGATCCGTTTCATGTCCGACGTCCAACTCGCCGAAGCCCGTGCATTCTACGGGTTTCAAATCGCCATGGAAAACATACACTCTGAATGCTACAGCTTGCTCATCGACACCTATGTCAAAGACGAAGAAGAACGCGGGCGCTTGTTCAACGCCATTAATCATTTTCCGTGCATCAAAAAAAAGGGCGACTGGGCGAAAAAATGGATTCACGATAAGCGCAGCTCGTTCCAAACCCGCTTGATCGCATTTGCGTGCGTGGAAGGCATTTTCTTTTCCGGCGCATTTTGCTCTATTTTCTGGATGAAGAAACGCGGATTAATGCCCGGCCTCACATTCAGCAACGAGCTCATTTCACGAGACGAAGCGCTTCACACCGAATTTGCCGTGCTTTTATACAATAAAATGGCCAAACCGGTGCAAAAGTCGCGCGTCCAAGACATTGTCAAAGAGGCAGTCGACATTGAAACCGAATTCATTTGCGAGGCGCTACCGTGCCGTTTGATTGGCATGAATTCCAAACTCATGACGCAATACATTGAATTTGTCGCAGACCGACTGCTCTTGCAATTAGGGTGTGAAAAAATGTATAATTCTTCCAACCCGTTTGACTTTATGGAGCTTATAAGCATCGAGGGCAAAACGAACTTTTTTGAAAAACGGGTCAGCGAATACGCCCTCGCAGAAAAAACGAAAACGGAAGAAATTTTTGACTTTAATGAAGCGTTTTAGACACCCCCCTTGATTATTTACTTTCATTTTTATTGAATTATATCTAATGGAAAAATATATTTGTATTATATATATTATCAAAAATAAGATGTCTCAAAGTGATGAAACCACTATTAAGAAATATATTGATGAGAATTATATAACTCCTCCAAATGTTATGCGATTTTTGTGTGCCAATTTGGGAGAATCTTTTTTTTTAAATGTGTTTAGACAAGATCATCCAGATTTACATATTTTAACTGCAGATGATATTCGTTCAATGTCCCGCAATTACTATATTGAAAATGGTAATAATTTACAACAAACTTTAAAATTTATTGAATCAAAATTAAAAGAATATTATAAATTTCTTTTTGACATTTGGATATGTTTTAAATTTACAATTATTATAAACATTCCTGCTGAAGCAACAGAAGAACAAATTGTCGAAGACACCATAATAGAATATTTACCTATTAAGTTAACAATGCTACTATATTCTCTGTTTAATCTTTTTTATAGAAAAATCATTGAAAGTTCTTCAGATATGTCTAAAAGTGTCACAATTCAACAAGAAGTAACTAATATTGTTTCATTATATTCAAAATTGTATATATTTTTACGAGAACCAGACCGATCTTTACCCTATTTTATTTTCGATAAAAGAAGTATTTCTTTAATTCTTTTATTAAATGTTATGGTTTTTAAATTTTATGATTCTTTACATCACGTTTCTTCAGTTATTTTCGACAATTACATTCATTTTGTAAATCTAATGTTTCAAACATTTATATCCCTATTCGGAAACACTCCTACTCCTGAAAATAGAAACAAAATTGACGTTGGATTAGGTCATGTTGCAATTTTTTTATTGGATGTGCCAAATCGCGTGTTACATAATGATGAAATTCAACCCGAATATGTATCTAAACAGTTAATGCGCGATTTTGAAAATATACAAATATTTGTTGATAGATCGGTGGGAAACAGTAGTAAATTTTCATTAAAAGAGGTAATGGAAATGAAAGCATCAGGTATAGACGTTACAAGATTGTTCCCAATAGATATGCTTGTGTTTTCTCCATTGACTTCAGTTGTTTTACCAAATGCAATCGGTATGGTTTTGGAAGTTAGAAGAAGATTGAATGAGAAACAAGGGTCGACTCTTGGAGATGGAGATTCGGGACCTATTATTGAAGTATTAAAACAAAAATATCCCCGGTTTGAAGAAACTGGCGATTATTTTAGTTTTCTACAAATTTTAAACAATTTGATCGATAAGTTCACTTTAGATCATTCGGTTAATATAAAGGATAAGATTACGGCTCGTGCAGATTTTTCTGAATGTCGGATTAAAGTTCCCGAGTTTGAATTGCGTTCAAGGTCTGAAATGAGACAAATTACAGATGAAAAAAAAGCAGATTCTATTAAAAAACAAAAAGAACTAGAAAAAGAAGAACTAGAAAAACAAGAACAACAAAAACAACAAAAAAGTGCCGTTTTATTAGAGGAAGCACGAGCACGTAAAGCACGTAAAGAAGAAATTGAAATGCAACGTAAAGAAAGAATTGCTGCTGCTGCTGCTGAAAAAGAAAGAATTGCTGCTGCTGAAGAAAGAGAAAGAATTGCTGCTTCTGCCGGTCTAACAGATAAAGAAAAAGAGCAATTAACTATACAAAGAAATGGTAATTTCAAAAATAATGTAAAAGATATTTTTCAACAATTTTCAAAAGACATTACAGAGGGTAGTTATCAAAGTGCTGCAGATAGATTAAACGCAAAACTGCCGCCCAAACTCCGTTTACATGTTCCATGGACAGAGGCGAATATGAAAAAATTTCAACCTAAAGTGAAACAAGAATATGAAAAGTTATTAGCTTCAGCTTTGGCTTCTTCTGCTGCTTCTGCTTCCCAGGTTGCTGATCCTTTTGCTGAAGCGGTTGATCCTTCTTCTTCTTCTTCTTCTTCTTATTCTGCTGCTGAAGCGGTTGATCCTTCTTCTTCTTCTTCTGCTGAAGCGATTGATCCTTCTTCTTCTTCTGCTGCTGAAGCGATTGATCCTTCTTCTTCTTCTTCTTCTGCTGAAGCGATTGATCCTTCTTCTTCTTCTTCTGCTGCTGAAGCGATTGATCCTTCTTCTTCTTCTGCTGCTGAAGCGATTGATCCTTCTTCTTCAGCGATTGCTGTTGTTTCTGATGCAAGAAAAAATGCAAAATTAATACAGTTCGAACAGGATATTGGATCATTATGCGGTGGAAACGGTGTTGCATGTTTCACATTTATGTTTCGTTGCACTTTAAAACAATTTTTTAGAATTTCGAATTTTGTTCGCAAAACATCAGACCAAGAGATTATAAAAATGTTGTCAACATTAACTCCTGCCCCTGGTGCTCCTCCTTTAACAGAATATATGAAATTAGATAGCGGACAAACTAGTAGATCATTATTAGGGTTGGCGCTTTTAAATGGCCTCTGTCGACACGAACACGTTCGAATTGTATTTATTGGAAGAACGTTTCTTCAACTGCTTGCATGTCATTCAAGATTACCACGAGATAAATGTATAGAACTGTATATTCCACAAGAAACTTCAGACATCGACGTAGACGTCATTTTTAATAGTGACATAGATCCTATGCAATATCGATCCTTTGTTATTCATATATTTAATTTATTATGGGATATTCCTGAGACAAATATTCATATTCAATGGGAAAAAAAACAAAAACCAGTAATTTCAGAAGAGGTGTTAAAACAGGTTAGTGAACATCGTAGTGAAATGGAAACGAAACAATTTTTGAATGCGAGCGCAACTCGTGCTTTTGCTGATGCAGCTCCTCCTCGATCCCAACACGACATGCATGATAATTATGCATGGAATTTGTTTACATCAAGTAAACAAGGACAACGCATATATGAATCCATTTCAAGAGGTTCTCCTGATACGGTAAAGTTTTTTTTTAATAATGAAGGAGCCATTGGAGAAGTTTCTGATATTAGCTTTAAAACTTCGGGCAAATTTGTTGAAACTTTTAAATTTCCGGGTCCTCCTGATGCTTCTATAGATATGTTACGTTTATTAGAACTAAAATACAAACCCCGAAGCCCATTGTTCCATGAACCTGAATTCCACGATGTCTATTTGGAGTTTGAATTTCCAGATGCACAAAGTGGATTGGAGGAATGTTTAACTATTATTATAAACACTTTATATTCATTTGTAACAAATGGATTTGATTTTAAAAATCGAAAAGATTATTATTTTATTCATATATCAAATTTACTAAAATTTATAATTAGAGCAATTCAATATCAAGGTATACATTTATTCAACCAGAAAGGATCCAAATATAACATACGTGAATTATACGATGAAATCATGTCGGGTTTACTCAGAGTATTACAATCTAGACAAGACATTGATGATAAAATTAAAGAAAAGATTGAGAATACTGCATTAAACATTATAGGTGGTACGTTTTTTACTCCAGATGGTTTTATTAATACTCGTGGATTCGAGGATACAACTACCTATAGAAATACAGAAAAAAATGCAAGAGGAGCTGCAACTAGAGTTGGTATGGATTTACATAGGCATATTTTAAGTATATTGGAGGGAAATGGTTTTGATTCTAGGTTTTTGTCAAAAACTAAATTATTCGGAGGTAAAAAATACAGTAGACGACGTAATAGAGACAATAAAAACAAATACGGACACACTAATAAACAATACACTCGTCGCCGCCACCACACTAAAAAAAATAAAAAACAACAAAATAGAAAAACAAAACGTCGTGATAAAAATAAAAAAATAATAAAACTAAAAATCGCATCATCAAAAAAAATGAATCCAACCTTGAAAATAAATAAAAAATAGACCAGAACAAATACTATAAATTATAAAAAATACTACATTATTTATTTTTTATAATTTTAATTAAAAAAATCCTCTTCTTACACGTCTAACAACTCGTTGTGGCTGCTGCTGATGCGGTGGTTGCTGTTGTTGTGGCTGTTGTTGCCGTTGTTGTTGTTGTGGTTGTTGTTGCCGTTGTTGTTGTTGTTGTTGTTGTTGCTGTTGCTGTTGCGGCTGTGGCCGCTGTTGCTGTTGTTGTTGTTGTTGTTGTTGCTGTTGCTGTTGCTGTTGCTGTTGCTGTTGCTGTTGCTGTTGCTGTTGTTGTTGCTGTAAACGCATTTGTTGTTGTTGCTGTTGTTGTTGTTGTTGCTGTTGTTGTTGTTGTTGTTGTAGTAAACGCTGCTGTTGCTGCCTTTGAATTCCAATTCTACGTTCTTCCTGTTTTGCTAGCAGTTGTTGTTGGTGCATGGCGCGCTGTTGTTCCTCTTGTGCTGCTACTGTGACACCTCGCGATTTAAACTTTATCCGTTTTTCTTCATGAATGTTCTGTTCCTCATACGTGTTGGACGCGTGACTGTATGCGCAATCGAAATGCGAAACGTGAATGTATTGAAAGTCGACTGCCGCATTCGTGCTTGTGCTCGATTGTTCTTCCTTGTACATTAAATTTTGTATCGTGTGCAGTCCGTCGTTCGTCGTTTTATAGAACACCATTTCAGCTTCCGATCGCGAAATCGTTCTCATGATTCCTTCCACCATTTGCAAAATATTCGGATGTTGCAGCGGGAAAAATCCGCGGCGGTCTATTTTCAGACCACTCTGTAAAACCCGATGCTGCATGTAGTTGTCTTCTCCGCCCCACGCCCAAAAATTCGGAAACCCGTTGGTCCGTTCAAAATCTCCGCCCTTGATTGAAAAAATCCCACCAAGCGCAAACTTCACTCCGTAAAAATGCTTCACAATTCCCGCGCGCGTTTCATATTGTATGATGCCTTTATCACACGGAACCGTGTCGACATCGTTGAACACAAAAGTCATTTCTTGATACTCGTTCGGATATTTTTCCTTCACCGCCAAAAACCCTATATTTTTCATACCCCCGCGGTTAAACGGCCGACCGTCCTTCTGGTGAACAATGTAGATTTCATACGTCGACGGATCATATTCGGATAAAATGTGCTTCATGTATACCGAAAAAAATTTCAAATGGTGCTCGCGATCTCGATATGGAACAATAAATACAATTTTCGGAATGGCGGATTTTTTAATGTGAATTGTTTCTTCTACACTTACACTTGCATTATCATTTATTATGGTCGGTATGGTCGTTGTTTCATTTGTAGTCATAATGATATTTTTTATAATATTATATTTAAATTATAATATTTAAACTCTTTACTACGTATTTATTATTGAATATTTTACAGTTATTCATTATTCATTCATTATTCGTTTTCACTTTACGTTTTCACTTTCCCATCCACAACCGCATATTTCTCTAAAATAACTCGCGGTATCAAATTGCTCGTATACTGTTCCAACTTCTTAAAACACTTGTTAATCGTCACTTCGCTGATTTCCGTGACCCGATTCACGTCCTTTTTACAAATGTTCAAATTGCATATCTGCGAAACAAAGTATATGATTCCCGCGGCAATCGAATGCGGCGTATTCTCCGGAATCAAATTCTGTTTTTCAATCCGCGTCGCCACAAACTGACACAACTTCGTGAGCTCGCCGTTCATATTCAATCGACTGCAGTACCGCTCTATAAACGCCTCCGGTTTCGTTTTGCTAAAATTCGTCTTGTCCGAATTCTCAAATTCGTGCTCCAGCTCGTTTATAATCGTAATCGCATTTTTGCAGCCCTTGGTCGCGCTCGTATTGTCCAAATTGAAAATCGTCGCAATCTCTTTAATGGTGCGCGGACAGCCGTGCTTTCGACACGCAATGTATGTGGACGCCAGAATGATTCCGTCGCGATTCAGTCCGCGATACGTCTTGAACTCGGAAATCTTTTTGTGATAACGCAACGCCTCGTCCACGATGATTTTGGGTAGACCGCCATTGTGCGCAATAATGGTTATACATTGAAACTCGTCGTATTGCGCCTTTTCACGATACGGCATCGATTGCCACTCCGTGTACCTTCGAAACTTGCGCATCTCGTAACTTGTCGCGCCGTCGCACATTACCTTGCACCCGTATGATGACTCCACAAGCAGCGGATTCACCGGCATCCCACATCGCGTCGGGTCGCTGGAGTGATTGTCGTCGGCGCCGTAATACCGCCATTCTGCGCCTTGATCAAGCACGTCTTTGTATACAATCCCGCATTTTTTATTCGTGCACGTCAAAAATCCATCATCCGTAAAACAAACCGCCGAAGAACAACTATCGCAAAATTCTCTCTGACCGCTGCTTCTATATACACACTCCAAACTACCTTTCTTGTCACTTTTATTACTACCTTCGCTATTAAAACTTGTTTCAATTTGGTCCCACAGCTGTTGTTTACTTAATTTAGAAAATGCGCCATCGCCGCCGCCGTGTCTGTTTTTTTTCGTCGTCTTGTGTTCATTCGAATTCAATGTTTTTATTGTCGCGGTCGCCAATCCTATTCCTAATCCTAATGACATCAAATCTAAAATTTGAATCTTGTGGATTGTATTTTATTATTTTATATTCAAAGATGCTTTTAATTCAATTTTATTAATAAATTATTTTATTAATAAATTATTTTTAATATATATTAAATATAATTATAAAATCTTATCATTGCAAAAATAAATATAAATAATGGGAGCTTCATTTTCTACACAACTTTCCGAATCAAATATGGAATTAAGAAAACGCATTGACGCGGCTGCAACAAGAGTCATTCTCGATTCCAGTTTTAAAGATTTGTTGAAACTTTCAAACGAAACAAACTGCAACCGTTTAGTAAAAAAAGTGGCAAGCGTATTTCAGCAAAATAGAGATACCGTCGATCTCGAGCTGTTGCGACAAAAATTGTATGACAAACGAGAAGAACGAGAAGATAGAGAGAAGTTGGATGATGATAATGATGATGATGGCAGCAGTGAAAATACACCATCAGACAAACACAATAAAAAAATAAAAATAAAAAAAACTCCAAAAATTCAGAATGTTGAAAAAAAATGCATACAAATATCTAAATTTTATGTGCTGTTTGCACATTTATTTTCGTGCATCGTAAGCACCATCAACCCATCATTTAAAATTGAATCATCGTCGGATAAAAAAGAAAAAACATCGACATCAACATCGACATCGACATCCGATTCTTCTGAAGAGGTAGATTTTTGCAGTAAGCGCATTATTGGGCTTGTTGATAAAAGCGAACAAAACAGTGATGGCGAATTTCGCGTAAATCCAGACGTTTGCGAAACCAATGTTTCCAAGAGCGGAAAAGCCCTGCGTTTAATCGATTTGCCAGGAATGAAGCAGCTTAAAGAGCTTTATAATGATGGTTCGAATGACGACAGCGAAAAGAATGACGCGCAATATTTTTTTAAAGCATTCACAGGAAATAATCCACCAGATGATATTCGTCGTCTCGAACAAGTTCCGCTCAAAAGGTATAACATGGATAAAGAATGCGAGAAACAAAAAAGTTATAGTGGTGGTAAAAGCAAAGAAGAAGAAGAAGAAGAAGAACATCAAAAAATGCGGCGCAGAAAGGAACGTCGATTTCTTGAAAAAGAAGAGCAAGAACGAGAGCAAGAACGCGAACGCATGTTTTATACTTATGACCAGCGCCGCGATCGTAAAAGAGATGAAAAAGACGACGCCAGAACCGGTATTTATTTAAAGGGAGTCGTCGGCTCTTTGAAAGAACGATTGTTTTCGGAATACGTTCAACACATTAAAGAAATGATTGAGCGCGCCGAATACAACCGTTCAAAATTGCTCGAAATTTTATCTGAAATGTTCACCTATCAATATGACGGAGATGGAAATATCAACGGTGTTATTATAAACCCGTCGCTAACTTATAAAAAACTCCAAGCCCTTGTCGTTCAAACCCGACGACATGTGATCAAGCTTTACACGGATTGCGAAGAAGATTATAAAAATGGGCTGGATATTTTCTTTGCAATCGTGCAAGAAAAAATAGCGCTAACGCTCTCCGTTCAAGAAGATGTTCTGAAACAACAGCTGGAAAGCGTAATGTACGGACCGCAAGAACGCTACATTCCCGAGTCATTGCTGTATTCGCAACAATTTCCAGGCGCTCAAGAATTCAATAAGAAACAATTCGTTCCGCCTCATTTTAAAAGTTCAGTTGTTTCCATCGTTCAAAAAGAATTGCGCAATAATAGCGCTTTTCAATCCATTTTGCCGTCATTAAACGAATGGATCAGTGAAGAAATCGAAAATGCTACCGGTTTATTAGACCCGACGCAAGTCGCCGACGAGTTTCTTAAAGAAAATGTATACGGCGATGACGAATATAGTAGCGCCGCATCAACGATTGACGACGATTCTGGTTCTTCTTCCGCCCTTGTTACTTCTCCTGCCGTTTCTGCTCCTGTCGTTGTTCCTGCTACTTATCCTGCCATTGTTCCTGCTACTCCGCTATCAAAGGCAAAAACATATGCTGCTACAGCTTCAAAATCTTTTCCATCTGGACCACCGGTTTCTCAATCTCCTAGAAAAGTTAGAAGAGTGGCTGATATTAACCCGACAAAATTAACTAGTTTATTTGATGATGGATGATATTTAGGAAAACGATGATTATTTGATTATTTAATTATTTAATTAAATATATATTTAGGAAAAACTACTTAAATAATTTTCTTGTGTTAATATATGGAAAAATACTTCCATCATTCGTAGCTTCTACTTCATAGCACAGTGGAAGTTGCACAGGTTCGCTTTGTGGTATAATAAATCACTTGGCAACAGTAACAGGTTCTAATCCTGACTATAGCAGTTAATTATTCGGTTTCTTTAAAGAAGGACTCTGCTAAAATATAAAATAAAAAACCGGCATGGCGCAGGGGCAGCGCGCAGGGCTCATAACCCTGAGGTCATACGATCGAAACGTATTGCCGGTATCCAGGGGAACCATAGGTTCCCCTTTAACCCCTCCTTTACATCCTCCTTTACATCATAAGCAAGGGGTCATAGGGGGCAGCATGTCCCCTACTTTCAAACCGGCATGGCGCAGAGGCAGCGCGCAGGGCTCATAACCCTGAGGTCATACGATCGAAACGTATTGCCGGTATCCAGGGGAACCATAGGTTCCCCTTTAACCCCTCCTTTACATCCTC